CTACTAAAAATTGGTCATAACCTCTCTGATACTCAAAATCAAGCAACATCATTTCAAGATAAAAGTTATCACCAAACATATCCTTGTATTTCAGAACCATTTCTTCTGCTTTTTCTTTTCCATATAGCTTCAAAGCTCTTGCTGCTTCTGAAGCGCAACAACAACTAGTAAAGATTATACCTTCTCTGTGTTTCTTTAATAATTCATGATTAACTCTAGGTTTCCTATAAAAACCTTGTGACCAACCAAGGCTACAAAGTTTAGTTAAGTTTTCGTAACCTTTGTTTGAAACGGCAATGGCTAATATATGACTTGATGTTTTGAATGCTTCGTATTGATCAGGAGAAAGACTCTTTATGAAGTTATTTCTTTCTTCTTCGTTCTCAGTTGCTTCTGTGTGAATAGGATTAACGTAAAGCTCGCAGCCAAAAACGGGCTTAAACTTCTTTTTATCAAATTGTTCTGTTTGTGAGATTAGACTTGGAATTGATGCCATAAGTCCATGATCAGTAACACAAAGATAGTCGCCATGCGTACTCCATCTGTCGCAATATTCTAAAATTTTCCCAAAACCGTCAAGGATACTGTATTCGCTATGTAAATGAAGGTGTTCAAATCCAACAATATTCATGTGATTAACTATCCTTGCTAATAACAAATTACCTCCACATTTTAACATATGGAGTTGTTTTTGTCAATATTCAAACCATTAATTTTAACTTAAAATGAATGTGTTCCAATGATCTAATGTTCCCACATTAACATAATTTGTTACTTCACATGCCTGAAAAACTTCTTGATTTGCTATCATGCTTGAGACAACATGAGACATGAATATTTCTTTATGTTTATCTATAATCATTTTAAAATGGTTGATAAAGCTTGTCTTTTTGCTAAACTGATATCCTCCAACACAAAAATCATCTGATACAATTTTCTTTTCAACAACCGAATAAATAATATTGTCTTCATTCTTTACAACATATCCTAATTGTTCTGGATTTTTAATTAATTTATTGTTAGAGAGTTTTGAAATGAAAACAAAATTTCCATCATTGCAGTTAAAATCAAAAAAACTGTCACAATCTCTTACTAAAAAAGATCCATCATTTTTTGTTTTCTCAAGTGTCAAAAACACTGTTTCTGCTGGACCTTTTGTTAAATGATCAATTACAACAATTTGTACAAATTCTCCAAACTTCTTTTTAACAATTTCGTAAGCATTATATTTGTCAATATGTTCTTTAAGTAATGATATGTACACATTGTTATTTTTGTGCATGTTTCCAATAACATTTTCAATCATTAATTTACCTTTATTATCTTCTAATAAATATTTTGGTTTTAAATTTGGGAATCTTGAAGATAAACCAGCACAAGGTATAATTATATCCATAATTTGTTTATCCATTTCAACAAAAAACTCTTATCTTGATCGTTATCGCAATAAGGAAGAACCCTAAGTAACATCAAAATTAAAATATAATTATTATTTAATTCTGGATATATTTCAGATAATTTTTTGAATAAATAATTTATTTTATTTTCATGTTTATTAGCATGCTTTCTTGAATGCCAACCGCAAATCAAATCTTGGTTCAATTTGGCGAGATCAAACACATAAGAATCATAAACAGATGTAATGGGATCTATCAAAAAGAATTTTTGTTTTTCTGTGTTATAAAGTATGTTGTCTAAAGTCAAATCACCATGATAGATTGTTTGAGGTATAGTATCAGGCAATTTTTCTATTAGCTCGTATTTTTTAAATACTAAAAAACTAAAATCGCAATAATTTAATTTTTCCTCATAAGTATTAATGTAATTTTTAAGAACAGTGACATGTTTAAGTGTATTAAATATGTTTTTTAAAAATTCTAATAATAAATCAATGTCATAAAAAGAAACAAATTTAATCATATCAATTGATTCTATAAATTCCATATCATAATAATTTTTTTCAATCTTTAATATTTTAGGCATTGAAATGTCAAATTCTTTCAACACTTCATATCTTTCAATATTTCTTTGAATGTTTTCAAATTTTCTAACAAAAAAATTATTATCTTTTTTTATCTTTAATATTTTGCTTTTAGAAAAGCCGTAAAATTCTTGAATTATTTGTTCCATCAATTTCCTCGATTTTTAGTATATATGTATATATTTAAGGAACGTAATTGATATATGCTAATGATTGCGCCTGCTAAAATGAAAGTTGCAATAATTTTAAGTGGCATGCAGAATGTCTATGAAAGATCTATTGCAAGCATAAAAGAAATTGAAAAAAATTACAAAACACATATATTTTGTCATTGTTGGGAAAATGAATCAGAAATGAGAAATTATGGATTTGAATCAATAAAATATCCATTTCCTTCTTGTCCTGCAAAAAGCGTTTTGGAAAAATATAAAAATATCAATTATAAGATATCGAAAAACAGTCTTTATAAAGATTATTTTGATAGTTTGTATGATCAAATCATTAACAAAAATGGACAATCAAATTCAAGTCTTTTTAGTCAATTCTTTAGCATGAACAAAGCAGATAAATTAAGAAGAAATTACGAACGAGACAATTGCATGAAATTCGACATTGTGATAAGAATGCGTTTTGATTCTTTAATAAAATCTAAGTTGGTATTTGAAAAATTTGATTTAAAAAAAATAAATGTAGAACGCAGTATGTATCATTTTGCAGAACAGGTGCAGCCGGGCAAGCCCAAAGGAATTAATGATCAATTTGCTTTTGGACCCTCGGATTTAATGACTTATTACTTTGATGTGTTTGACGAAATGGTAAAAATAGCTAATAAAAAAAATTCACGTTTTTGTCCACATTTTATGTTAGGACAACATCTTTTAAATGGAAATATACCTGTAGACTTATTAGGAATTACAGTTAGAGTTCATCAAGACTAATTAAACTGTATTGTTATGTACAAGACTTCTTTTGTATTGATTCTCTAACAAACATAAAGATTCACGAAGCCGATAAATTTCTTTGTTTAATCTTTCAATTGTCATTTGCTGCAAAGAGTCAATAGATTGAAGTTCTTCGTTAAGTTTTTTAAGTTGATTTATTTGATTAAACATTTCAAGAGGACTTTGTTCAATCAAAATAGAAATATCTTGAATGTCATTCATAATAATCGTCCTTTTTTTGTTGGTTTGAAAAATATGCAATTGTTGTAATAACAATTGTTGTCATTGCTAAGAATAACAAATAATCTATTATTTGCATTGCCATTTTATGTCTTCACCAAGCCAATCGTTCTTCCACGCAAGTCTCTCCATCCTACCATGTTTGGTCCTTCAATATCAAGATTTTTCAATAATAAAAGCCCATTTTTTTCTATTTTGTCCATATAAAAAGAAACATCAACGGGCTTGCTCATTGTGTCTAGATATAAAATTTTATATTTTTTGTCTTTTTCTAATTGGTAATTTATATTCATATGTTTTCCAAATATATGAGAATTTTTAACAACAAAATCATCCATGACTAATGCTTCTGCATTACTCTCTGTGAAAAATAAAGACCATATATAACTAAATGGCATAAAAGAATAGTAATCGCTTAATTTGTAAAATAACTTTGGTTTATTTTGTGAATAAAATTGCCAAGATTCATTAAACATTTTAAACAAATCGATCCTATTGTAATCTCTAAGAACAAAATTTTTATGTGTATCTGAATCAAATTCCAATTTACATTCAGAAAACATACCTTTTAAAAGGATATGCTCGCAGTGTTTTTTAATATGAGTTTCAATTAATTGTAATTCTTGCAATACATTATCTGAAAAAAATATATTAACAAAGGTTTTATGGCTAAGAATGCTTCTAACAAAAAACGAATTAGCTATCGAATGATCGCAAAACAAATAATTTTTATAATTTTTATTTTTTAGGCTTTCATCAAATTTTTGATACCACTTAGTAAAAGGCAATCCCGGAGCATTTTGAAAAATAAATCTAAAATCTGGATAATTCATAGTTTATTCAATTGCTCCCTAGTAATTGATTTTGGATCAGCTGAATCATAATCACCATTCATATCCTGACAATAATAAAAAACTTCGTCGCCATTATGGTTTTTAGTTTCTAAAACAACTGGCTGTCTCATTAAGGAACAAATAGACTTCATTACTTCGTATGCATAAGGTTTATAAAGTTCGATACCTTCCCACTTATGTTCCATAAAAAACATATTACCTTTAAATCTTGGCTCAATCAATTTAATTGATGGTAATCCTCGATTAATATATTTCCTAAGCAACTCTTTCTTGATCTTCTTGTAATCTCTACTTTCAATCTTAACTTCACCATTTGGATATCTTTTGTATTCAAAAAATTCGTTCTTTTCGCAAAAATCTTTAGTAAAAAATTCATTAATAAATTGATAATCATCATAGTTTTTGCAAACTTCAAAAACTTTTTGCTTACCAAGACCAAGCTTTAGATCCCAATTTTCTTTCTCAAGAGGATCAGCACAGTTTTCATAATCTGTACCAAATCTACCCTTGTCCCATCTTTCCTCAATATCCATCAAAAGAGTGAATCCAAGTTTATATGGATTCATACTATACTTACCACCAAGAACACCAGCCTTATGAATTGAATATTCCACAATCCCAGCATCTTCTGTTTCTTGACCAAGGCTACAATAACCTTGTTTTGCAATAATGTGATAATCGCAATAACTCGCAAGTCCTTCATTCAATGCTTTGGTTTTACCTTGTGGGCTAAAATAAATTGCTTCATTATAAAGAATTTCTGCAATATCTCGTTGCCAAGGTTTGAATGGCGCATTTTCTTTAATATAACCAAATATATCAGTCTCTGGTGTAATAAGAAGATTAAGATCTTGCATAATCTCACGTTCTTCAATTTTCTTGTTTTGAGTTTTTATAAAAGATTTAGTGTTAATCCAATCTTCCATGTAATCATTTTTTGTTTTAATCCTTCGTGGAAATACATAATCTTTATTATCTGTGATGACAACGTCTTTTGCTTTTCTTTCTTTCCATATATTCATTGGATCGACAAGCGTTTCTATCCTAAATAAATGATCCATAAATTCAGTAACAGTCTCTCTTCCATATCGAGACATATACTTTCTTACATTTGATCCATTGTTGGCAAGCTCATTGTGAGCATTCGTATTAGTTCTAGAAAAATGAATGTTGTTTTTGAAAAAATGACAATGCCCAAGAGCATGAGCAATAACTGTAATATTATCAAGTAAAGTGTTTGAATTTAGGCAATACAAGTAACATGGTGAAGAATTAATCACCATTTCATATATTCTATGATTGCCATATAGATATCCTCTTTGCATTTCCTCGTATTCTGCACCAAATTTCCAATGAGGAAACCTTACTGCAAAGCCGCCGTAGCTTGCAACTTCAGACATTTCATCATGAGAAAGCATTTGAACAATAGTAGGGTAAAAATCCAAACCAAAATCTTTACAAGCTTGAAAAATAGTGGGAATATGTTTTTGTAATTCTTCTGGAATGGGCACACCGGGAGTGGTTGCTGATCCAAACAAAACTGGTGAGCCGAATAAGAATTTATCTGACATGATTAAAACACCCGATTGGCACTTTGGAAAGGAGACCCTAAAATATCTTTAATAGCTTTCAGAATAGCTTCATTTCTTCTTTCTTCGCTATTGATAACATCAAATGGAATTTCTGCAACAACCACATTGTCTTCTAAATCGCCTTCTACAATAGCTTTCTCAACAGATTCTGCAACGCTGTGGTTGTAAGCATAAGCTCCTATTTGAGTTACAGCAACGAGATTTACAATATTTTGACCAAACTCTTTCTTTAACAGTGAAACAAAAACTTCATTATCATTGTCATAGTTTTCACCATCAGTAAAATAAAAGAAATAGATGTTCCAATTGTTTGGAGGAAATCTGTTTTCAAATTGTTTTGCGACTAGATCTAAAGCTGTAGAGCATGTGGTGCCACCGCCATTTCTTATCCTGTAGAAATCTTTGGCATCGACTTCATGAGCGGCAACATCGTGCCATACATAAAGTCTTTCTACTCGTTCATAAAAATTTCGAATATAAGTATCAATCCAATATGCCATGTCAGAAACAACGGACACTTTCCTGTCGTCCATAGATCCACTAGCATCTCTGGCAAAGATAACCACAGCATTGCTGGACGGAAATTTAATTTCTTTGTATTGTCGATATCTTTTGTCAGAGTTAATTGGATTAATCATCTTGACTTTATCTTTAACACCGGGAATTTCATATAAATTGTTAATTTCTCCAGTTCCGCATAGACGCTTCATTGCTGTAAGCATTGTTCTGCGTGTATGACGAAGAGATTCTGGACCAACAAGAGAAATATTGTTGTATTTTATTTTTATGTCTTCAAGATTAGCTTGTTGTTTAGGTTTAAGGTCAGGGAGTTGCAATTCATCTTTCATAAAATGAAGGATGTCTTCCATGTCAATCTGAACGATAATGCCTTCACTTTCATCCTGCCCTGCACCGTTACCTTGTCCTTGACCTTTGTCTTTCCCTAAGACATCACCTTCTTGACCATCTCCACGTCCAACACCATTGGGATTTTTCCCGTGAAGAAAATGAGGAATGTCAATTGCAGGAATCTTTATAGAAACTTTGCCATTTTTACCACGGTGACGAAAAATTTCACCACTTTTGATGAACTTCTTTAAGTTCTTTCTAATCCTACCGCTGACCACATCCCTAAAGTCTTTGTGGTCAGAATCAATCCTTCTGGGCAATTTTATTCTCCTTAAATTAGAACAGATCTTCTGCTAGATCGCCTCTTGCAAAAATACTGCTTACATAATCAAGCACATCTGTTGCGCTCTGCTCATTATAACCATATTTTTCAACAAGTCTTTGCTTAACCGCATCAATCTTCTTTTGAACATCTGGGTCAACTGTTGTCGCTCCAGATGAAAATGCACTTAGCTTAATGTGATCTTTTGTGTCTTCAAACAATTTTGCTTCCAAAGCTTTCTTAAGGAGGGAATTACTATCCCACCTAAAAACCTTTTGTTTAATAGCAAGATCACCAATAAATGCCGCAATCATTCTTCGGAAGTCATCACAAGTAGATTCTGGAACATCAATCTTACTCTCAATAGATCGCATTAATTTTTCATCTGGACTTTCTTCTCGTCCAGTAATCTTATTGGTAATTTTTGCTTTATTAATGTAAGCCATCAAATTGTCGATATAATTTGCACAAAGCCTGACAATTGCTTCTTCATCTCCAACAAGAGCCTTTTGAACTTCATTCTTAAGAATGTCATCAAGCTTCTTAGTTGCAAGAGTAACACAGTTTTGATACTTGCGCACCAAATCTTTATTAGAAATAAGAGAATGATTATCAAGTCCACTCTTTAAGGCATTTAACACCATGAATGGATTGATGTAATCATGTCTGCTTGACAGCGTAGAAGAAATCTTGTCCTGCACATACCTTGCAGACATACCAGTCATGCCTTCATTCGGATTCTTATCTCTGAGTTCACGAACTCTATCAATTGTCCATCCGGGCAACATCTTTCCATCGTAAAGATCTGCCTTTTCAGTCAAAGTAATCTTATTGTCCTTATCATCTTCCAAACGTGTCAACACTGAAAACAATGCAGCAATCTGCAAAGTATGAGGAGCAATATGTTGCTTAATCTTATTCAAATTATAATCTTGTTCCAACACCTTAAGCTCCTTGCTCCATTCCAAGAGATAAGGAACTTCAATTCTTACAGTTCTGTCCTTTAAAGCTTCCATGTATTGGTTATTCTTTAACTTTTCGTACTCAGGAATGTTAGTGTGTCCAATGATAGCTTCGTCAATACTAATCTGAGAAAACTTCTTAGGCTTGATTGACTTCTCTTGTGATGCTCCGAGAAGATCATACAAGAAAGCTGTTTCAAGCTTTAACATTTCAATGAATTCAATAACACCACGATTAGCAACGCAGAATTCCCCATCAAAATTGAATGTTCTTGGATCAGAATCACTTCCAAATGTTGGCAATAAAGCGAAATTAATATCACCAGTAAGCTCTGTACTATCTTGGTTCTTTTCGTCTTTAGGTTGGAAAGAAGCAATGCCAACTCTATCTGCTTCAGAATATTGCTTTCGGACAACAACAATGTGGTTGTTTACAACTTTAACCCAATCTCCATTATACATCTTGAGTAATTTGTCAAAGAAAAACTTACATTTTGGATTGATTTCACCTTCTACAGCAAGACTATAGAGAGTTGTTCTTTGTGATGGGTCAGCATTGCCGCTATGAATCTTATTTAGTTCATCAAGTACTTGCTTCCTTACTGTAAGGGGAAGAAGCTTCAAAGGATCTTCATTCATTGGGCAATCACAAACATCGCTTGTATAAAATCCATTCTGTCCTGTTGGGAGATTAACCCATTTATATGAATACCAAGCACCATTTTCAGTCTTGGAATAATCTTCCATGTTACGTTTAATTAATCGACAAATAGTAGATTTAGCAGAACCTACAGGTCCGCATAGAAGAAGTATGCGTTTTTCTGGACCATAATGTCCGGCTGCGCCCTTGAAATGAGCAACCAAAGACTCAAGCTGTTCTTCAATACCAAAAACTTTAATTTCTTCATGGTTCTCAAAAAACTTATAAGTTACGATCTTCTTGCGATACTTATCAATTTCTTCTGTTCCAAATGAAGTAATCATGTCGTAAATTCTTTGATGAGAATTACGAGCCAATTTTGGATTGTTATAACATCTGTTAATATATTCTTCAAAGCCAAGCTCTTCATGGAGCTTTTTGTAATCATCAAGATTATTGTTATTAGCGAACTGTGTTAAACTAACCATATTATTCTACCTCTCCAAAGTGGTTACCACTGGAAATATCATCAATACGCCTATATGGATTTTCTCCAGCGTTTGATGCTTTTTCTGCGTCTCTACGAAGATTCTGAGCTTGTTCTAGATTGTAACCTGCACGATAATTAAAATTGTCAAATTTGCTCGTATCTTTCGGTTGAGCAAATTTGACATTGGCATCATTTAACAGTTTTTTCTTTTTCTTTGAATTACAATGTGGACATGAGACACTAGCATATCGACCTTTAGGATCGAACAATACTAGTGACTCATAATTTTTATTACAATTATTACACAAAAAATTATATGTAGGCAAGATACTAACCCCTGAACCAACCTTAAAATAGTATGGTTCAGGAAAATCATTCACTGATAATTTTTTTTATTTCTTCATATACAATTTTAACTTTTTTCATTCTAGAAGGAATAGACATGAATGACCACATCCATGAACCTTTACAAATTTTATATGCTTCTTCAATAAGCTTAGCTTGTATTTCTTGTTCTATGAGTATGTTTTGCTCCATCTGCATAGCAACCATCTGTGAGTCGATGAAGGCATTTTCCTTATCATTTTCATCTTCATCTTCATCCTCATCCTCGAACCCATCATCGCCATAAGCAAAATCAAACCTGTTCTTCATGGCGAACCTCCTGATTTAAAAGAGTTCTTATGCTTTTGGCATCTTCCCATATAGATTCTAATTTAATCTGATTTAAACTTTTATCTCTAGAGAATAAACCGATATTATTTACTAGCTTGTGCCTAACTTCTTCAAAATTATTTTTAATATCCCAAAATGTCGCATGACAGTACTTATTTACTGCTATATCTTCAATTAAAAATTCTTCATTATCTGGTGTCTCAGAACGCATAATCATAAAATCACTATCAAAATTTTTATTAAATTTAAATTTTCGCATACAAAAAACATTAGAAGTTACAATTGCGTAAGACTTATCCCAGATGTCAATATCTATAAGCTGATTCGGATGGAAGCAATCATGAATATAAATTACAGGAAAATTTAGTTTTCTAGCCCACCCAGCAAAATCAAAAGAAGGATTTCCAACAACAATAATAATTGGATTTATTTTTGGCAAATATTTAAAAAATGAGAACCAACATAAAAACGAAAAAATATCATGAGGTTTGTGCGGAGGGACAATAATTCCTAAATTAAATTTTGAATAATCGGTTTTTGGAAATAAAAGCATCAAATCTTAAAGAGTTTTTTCATTTCTTTTTTTGCAGAAGCTGGTTGTGGATTTTGATAATTCATCCTCAATACAGTAAAAGAATTATGGCGTTTACCACCATGACCGTTAGCCTCATCCATTTTAATGAATTCTTTAAAAGTCATGGGTTGCCACCTAAAGCAACATTTACTAACTGAGAAGCATTAGCTGGAGGATTTGTCTTAGTCAAATCTTGCATCGCTAATTGAAAATTTGGATCTTTGCGCAAAGTATCAATTGCATCTTTTGTCTTACCAGTTTGATATAACCTTAAAGCAGCTGAATTCTTTTGAGCAGCTGCATCAAGCTTCTTTCTAACAACAGGATTAATTTGCATTTGTTTACCTGCCTGATTAGGTGCTGATGACTGATTAGGTGCTGATGACTGATTACCAGCAGTAGGTGCCGCAGGAGCTGTAGGAGCTGTAGGAGCTGTACCAGTAGTTGGAGTGGTTCCTGTTTGTTCTTCTAGATTATTTAGAAATTTTTTAAATGATAACATGTCTATATTTATTGAGGAGGACTCAAAAATGAAAACATTTATCACATTGGTAGTAGCTTTTGTTTTAGGTTTTTTAGTTGGCGTAACTTCAACAATCATTGGACAATTTCATTACTGCCCATTTGTTAAAGCAAAACTCATCCATAAGCATGAATAATTTTATTAATAATATTAGTTGTTGATAGACCTTCAACTAAAGGAATGAATTCAATTCTATCAACAACATTGGCTCCAGCAATGTTTTTGCCTCGCCAATCCTCACCTTTGACCAAAACATTCGGCTTAATTGCCTCAATTACACTTTGAGGAAACTCTTCTTCCAAAACAACAATAAAATCAACACATTCTATTGCTTTCAACATTTCAATCCTTTGACCCAAAGGAATTATTGGTCTTTTTTCACCCTTCAATTTAGCTATACTTTCATCTGAATTAATGCCAACGCATAGCTTGTCACCAAAAGATTTTGCCTGTTTTAAAGATGATATATGACCGAAATGTGTAAGATCCATGCAACCATTAGTCCAAACTAAATTAAAATCCCTATTCCTCAACACGGCTGGATTAGTAATCAATTTGTCTTTAACAAAAAAATCTGATGGATTCAAAGGTTTATTATAACGATTAGCAACATATTTTGTTCCAGCTTCAAATGCAATAGCTATTGCTTCTTGCAAATCAATTCCTGCGCTTAAAGCCATAGCCAAAAATGCTATATAAGCATCTCCAGCACCAGTCAGGTTTTCCGGTTTTATAGATTTTTTATCAGGAATTACATAATATATTTTTTCATTATGATCAATTGCGCTTACACCCTCTCCTGCATTTGTAATCACAACATTATCACATCCCAGCAAAGCTTGAAGCCATTTTAACTGATCTTCAACTTTTTCTTTATTAACAAATCTTTTTGCCTCAACAGAATTTGGCTTAAATAAATAACATCCTTCCCAAATATTAAGATTTTTCTTAGGATCAACAAGTGATTTACTTTGCTTTAAATAATTCTTATGCCAATTTGTAGAAAATAAACCTTTATCATAATCAGAAAATATGTTAATGTCTGAATCAGGAATTTTTATGTCACTTAGATATCTTGATATATCAAATAAACCAAAATTAGGCTGTTCAATGTCCCACCTAGTTAATGGATGAAAGTCCTTATAAAATCTTTTTTTTATTGGATTTTTAACATCTTTTGAAACAATAGAATACTTTGTATCAATGCCATTTAGTTCACATATGTCTTGCGTTTCTGGACTAATAAGCGAAATCAAGTTTGTCTTAATGTTAAAATTACGGAATTGCATAACAACATTTGCGGCACCACCACACAATACTTTATGCGGTTTGTCTGTAACAGAACAATGAATGGGAATGGGAAACTCTGGACTAATACGATCAACTTCTACTTGGTAATACTCATCAATTAAAACATCTCCAATAATATTTATTGTAATGTTTGATTTGTTTAATTTGTCAAAAAAACTTGAAAAAAAATTGCCCATGAAATAAATAGAGTTATAACAGAAGGTAGAAAAATGCTTAATTCATTAGACAAAAAAATATTTGACAAAAAATTTGTTGAATTTTTAGTTGAGAAAAATATCCATCCTTCACATTTGCTAAAACTAGCACATCAGATTAATTCTGAAACATTACTAAACGAAGAAGGAATGACAGGTTTTTTGGGTGGTATTGGAGGAGGACTGACAGGTCTTTACCAAGGATTCAAAGCTGGTTGGGGTACAAAAGATATAAATGCAGCAGAAGACAGATTAAAAGATCAATTAGATTTTGCATACAGAACATTTTCGAATAGTATTGAAAAAGCTACAGGAAACCCAGCAACAGCACGATTGGTTTTAGACAGACTGAGAACTGGCAGTGATGTTTTTACAGACGCTGCTATTGACAAACCAAGTCTTATATCAGGCAGATCACCAACATCACCATCTGGTGGCAGCGGCACCGATTGGCTAAATAATCTTTTAGGAGGAGGGGGAGGAGGTAGCAGTCCCAGAAGAAGAAGAACAAGAACAACTGCCCCAATAGATCCTCTTGACAGCGATACTCCAGTGGCAATAGCCGAACCACCATCAGCATCACCAGTTGCGCCATCACCATCACCAACTACACCATCACCATCACCATCACCATCACCATCACCATCACCATCACCATCACCATCACCATCAATTGGTGGATTGACTCCAACGCCAACATCAACACCAACTACCACACCGACTCCTACGCCAACTGCTCCCCCAAAAATGGGACCAGAGAAAGAAAAAACTTTAGAAAACCTTATCGAAAAAGATTTTTTAGAAAATTTCAACAATTTTGTTGAAAATATTTTTTATAAAATTGAAAATGATGGAGATTTTGTTAAAAGAAAATTCCCATTTAAGACTTTAAGTGTCATAAAAAGACTTTATCAATATAAGTCACTTCCACTCAAAATGTCATATTTTGATCTTCACAGAAAAAACATGAGAATCATAGGTGCAAAAAACTGGAAAGAAATGATGAAGGAGATTATAAAAACATTTGAATCTAATAAATGTGATTTTGGCAATGAAGAGTTTGTTAAAGATATTGGAACCATTTTTAATGACACTTACAATGCAGGTGGATATTATGAGAGGTTAATAACTGATTTAACTAGATATAATGATAATTGGAAAAATTTAATAAAGGCTTTGAAAGAAATAGGAAAATATATTGATGATTTTTGCGAAAAAAATCCAAACAAATGTTCTGACAAAGGCGGAAAATATGGTGAAAAACTTTTAAATAATCTAGAAGAAAATAAAAACATCACTTTTGCAAATTGGTTATTAATTCAAGAAAATATACTATTTTAATAGTAAGTACAGTCACTTGGAGAAAAAATGAAATTTTTGTTGCATATTTTTATTATTGCCATGTTTTCACTGTCATGTTTTGGTGCTGATTCATTAGTAGCAGTTGAGCCACCACCAATTCCCCAATCACCTGTATACAGTATTACCAATAAAGTCGAAGGTTTAGAACTTCCTGAACCAATCACAGTCGATAGCAGTGAAGGATTTCTTGTTGTCCAAGCTAAATCTAAGGGACAAGTTAAATGGTTTGTTGTCGGCAACAACAAAGTTAAATATGTTGCTAATGACGCTGCAAACAGTCTTATAGTTTCTGTCCCTCAATCTGGAAGTGTTAATGTTTTTGCAATTGCTCTTGTAGATGGAAAATTAACAGATTTTGCAAGAACAGACATTACTGTAAAAGGCGTAAAGCCAGATCCTGTCAAACCAGATCCAACCGATCCTATTGATCCAGATGTAGTAATAGAAAAAGTTCCAGAAGGTTTGCATGTTACGTTTTTGACAGATTACAATGAGTCAACACCAGATATTGCAGCTGTTTTAAACAGCAAAGAAATTAGAGACATTGTCCTAAAAACAAAAAGTTTTTACAAAGTTTATGATGTTAATAGCTTAGTAGTTAAACAAAAGAAGATGGACACACTGCTTAAAAAATTAAGCAGTAACAACCTTTTTGTTGTTCAAAAGACTGATGGAACTGTTCTTTACTACAGTTCTATTCCAAAAACAGAAGTAGAAGTCGTTAAAATCCTAAATAAAATTACAAAAGGAGAATAACATGAGTTTTCCATCAATATATTTCGACGGCTATTACCGTATCCTTTCCCATACCCCAAGCCCAGAAAACGATACTCCAAAATTTGGAGATTCATTCAGGAGCTTTGATGCTGCTGTTCTAAAAGAAATTGATATGTCTTGGCAAGGGCATAAAATCTTAAACCAAAAATCAACTAACAGTTGTGTTGGTCATGCATCTACTGCTGGAATGGAGATTTTGCAAAAGCAACGTCAAAATGTTCAAAAAAGCTTTAATCCATTCTTTCACTATGCGTTAATTAATGGTGGACAAGATGGTGGGGCTTATATTTCAGATAGCCTTAACATGCTTAGAAAGTATGGAATCTGTGAAACAAGTGCGTTTCCACATGACCGTGTTTATTACAAGAGCAGTTTAACCAAAGCTGCTTATGATAATGCTGCTAGATTTAAGCTAGGATATGCTTATCAATGTAACACATTCGAAGAAGTTTGCCAAGCAATCAGCCTTGGTTTTGTTGTAAACATCGGCATCCTTGTTGGATCTAACTTTGCCAAAGTCGATTCAGAAGGCATTGCTCCACTTCCAAATGGTGGTGGTGGCGGACACTCAATGCTTGCCTGCGGAATAAAGCAACACAGCAAATATGGCTGGTTGGTAAAGCTCCAAAATAGTTGGGGTTCAAACTTTGGATTAGGTGGCTATTGCTATGTTAGAAAAGAACATTTTACAAGCCGAAGCAAGCTTGATTGTTTTGCGTTCCAAGGTGTTGTAGAAGATCATCTAGATCAAGATAAGACAGACGATGTACCTGTTGTTAAAGTATAAGGAGCTTGAAATGAGCGAACCAGAAACAAGATATTCGTTGGCTGATGTTGAGGTAATGAAAGAAAATGCCCTTAATATGGGGGCATCCACTGAATTTATTGCCGATTGTTTAAACAAGTATGGTCCTGAAGTCCTTAGCACTGTCACAGAAGGATTAAGGAATGGATTTTCGTTTGCATTCATTCTTGAAAGTTTCAGATTGTTTGGTCCATTTGTTTTAGACTTCTTTATTTCCTTGATGTCTAAGAATAAAATGCAAGCAAATCTAATGGAAATCGCAAATCAAGAAACGCTAGGAGCAGCTGCTTTTAGCAGAGAAGATATCAATAATTTTGTTAAAGATGAAAATATTGACCTAATGAGTTCTAATCTCATTAAAGTTTTTATTGAAAAAATTCTTCCATATATTGGTAAGAAATATGGTCCTATTATCATCGAAGCAATTATTGATGCAATTACAAAAGCTGTCGATGAGGACAAATTGTGAGATATCTAACTCTTGCTTTACTGTTTGCATTTAGCAAAATTTGCTTTGGTGAAGAATTACCAGTTATAAAATTTCCAAACAAAAAAGAAATCGAAAAAGCAAAAATTAAAGAATTAATTAAAGAACTTGATGTAAACAGTAAAGAAGAGCTATCAAAGGCAGACCAACAAAAAAAAGAACTAAAAGAAAATCTAAAAGAAGAAATAAAACCTCTTCCGTCAACCGCTTCCAATCCATCTTCCCTCAAATTGTATAACATGCCAACAACCAACAAGCCTATTTATACAACAAAGCCAATTTATTATAAAAAATCATCAATTAGATCGAAAGCATACTGTCCTACTTGACCAAAGTAGGACAGAAGCCTTCGGTCGAAGGTAATTATTCTGAAATTACTGAATCAATAACAGAAGTTTTGGTCACAATCATTCTTCCTCGAATTCTTTCTGCATAAGACTTGCAGAAAGCTTTCATTTTAACAATCACATTATCATTTTTATCATTTTCTTTAGAAGAAAACTTTGGTTCTTTTAACCTAATACTTTTGTTATCACTAATTTCAAAAAAAACAATATTAATATTATCCAAAAATTGATTATCAATTATTTGTACACTTGGATTAGAGGAAACAATCCAATTAATACTTTCAAGATATAATGTTTTGTTGGCAAGTTGTTTTGCAAGCTCTACTTCATCAATCTTTGGACCAGATGTTGGCGGCGTTTTAGCTGTTACTAAAATCATAATACCTAAAAGCGTCAACGAATGAAAACTCAAAAATAAATATCTCCAAAATCCGTGACAATTCATAAGCACCTCCACTTTAAATTAGTGGAAGTTATGCATAAAAGTCATTAATCTTCTGTTGCCACTCAGTTTGTTCCCGTTTATTATCAGAGCAAATATCCGATAATTTAGATTGTTCAACATTGTCTTTTAAAGATTGAGACAGAGATTCTACTTCCAATCGTGTTAACTTCATAGCTCCACGCATTGGATGATAATCATTCCAAGCTTCAATCGTATATGGGATCAAAGGCGTAATAAGCTTGAGAATAGCATCAGCATACACCCTAATTTCCTTCTGAGCGTGTGCATCTGCCCGAAGAGACAAAAGATGCAACAAATTATGTAAGTTTTGTTTCCAGTACCATTCTGTATAAAGATTAAGCGGCAAAACCATTCTGGCTTGTTCTCTTGAAACACCAGCATCTAACATTTGCAAATAAACAGAATATGCATCTTTGCAGCTTAAATCAATTTTATCAACAAATTCTTGAGATGTTTCCTTGTCCAAAATCTCTTCACCACCTTGCTTATTAGTTTTTGATTGTTTGCGTAAATCTTCAACATCAGGAATATAAAATTCATCCTTCATGACAGAATATCTTCCTGAAATTTCATTGAGCGACACAGTTCTGTGCCTTATCATTTGTCTAGCAATGAAGATAGGCATTTTCATGTGTAGCTTAAAATCAATTCCCTCGAATGGAGAAGTGTGATTGTGTCTTAGAAGATAACGTATTAATCCTTTATCTTCATTTACAGATTTTGTTCCATCTCCATAACTAACCCTTGCCATCTGAGCAATTGCATAATCACATGTTTGTCCATCAGGAACAATTCTTGGCATGACATCAATTAATTTTACAAAACCTTTATCAAGGCATTGAACTTCTTTAATAGGAACTAAATCAAGTGCGTCCATTGTATCACCCTCTAAGATTTTATTATTATAATGTAGAAGATAATAAATGCAAATAAAAAAGCGGAGGTTTTTAGGAAACCCCCGCCAGAAAAACCTGACATATGTCTATTAAAATTTTTTTACTTATTTATATTAGGATTTTAACATTAAGGAGATCGAAACCTCCACAAGTATGTATGCAGCAACACATTATTTTTAATCTGGTCTAATAACTCCTCTTTGTGGAATTGGTATATTTGGATTAAGTGGTCGAATTCTTTTTTCAGATTGTTGATACATATTATGAGTTGCTGCTATGCTATCTTCAATTTCTTGTAATGCTTTTTGAATACTGTCAGAAATTTCTTGACCTTGTTTAGTTTGTTTCAAAGAAGGACTATTTTTAATAGCATTAGAATAATCAACAAGAGCAGTCTGTAGCTCTAAGTACTTTCTTTTAATGTCTTTCTGATCATCAGCATTCTGACCAAATATCGCTTTCCCAAGTCCTGTAGTAGTATCCATAGCTCCTTTGCTAATAGCATCCATAGCTCCTATGGCAGCACCTTTGAATCCTTCTCCATCCTTAACTCTTTTTTCAATAGCATCCTTAACTCCTACGATAGTGTTTCTAGTTCCTTGTCCTACAGCTTTACCAGCATCACGCATTTTATTGTTAACACCTGATCCGTCAAGAAATCCATCAATGAATGGATTTATTACGCCTTGTTCCTGAACAAGAGATATTTTTTTATTTTTTAAAAAATTATAAAATGTTTTCACTATTAACTCCAATTATTTTATTGTAGATAAATCATCTCGTGTTTTGCCGAATAGCGTTTCCAAGCTCTTTCAAATCGTCATTAATGCCGTTAACAAGATCATTAACCTGCTGATTCCTCGCATAAACAGGATTACTTCTTAAGATATTAGCATAATTATTAAGAGTGGCTTGAATCTGTCGATGATTTCTAGTAATAGCTTGTCCATATCGAGCTTGTTGTTGTCCTTGTTGTTGTCCTTGTTGTTGTCCTTGTTGTTGTCCTTGTTGTTGTCCTTGTTGTTGTCCTTGTTGTTGTCCTTGTTGTTGTCCTTGTTGTTGTCCTTGTTGTTGTCCTTGTTGTCGTCCTTGTTGTCGTCCTTGTCGTCGTTGTCGTCCTTGTTGTTGTCCTTGTTGTTGTCCTTGTTGTTGTCCTTGTTGTTGTCCTTGTTGTTGTCCTTGTTGTTGTCCTTGTTGTTGTCCTTGTTGTTGTCCTTGTTGTTGTCCTTGTTGTTGTCCTTGTTGTTGTGGTTGGCTAGAGCCGAATGCAGCGTTATAAAGACCTTTTCCCATATTATAGACACCTTTTCCTAAATAATTGGCACCTTGTCCTACTTTATTACCAACGTATCTAGCAGCATCAGTTGCGCCTGTTGCATCAAGAGCACTGCCAATAGCCTGACCACCAAGATATGAACCCGCTGCTCCTAAAGCAGCACCTGCATAAGGTGCCGCTGCCATGGCAGCGGGTGCAAGTAATGGAAAAACTTCATTAAGGGCGTTCTCTTCATCTCTTTTTTCAACATATTCTGCAAAAGTTCTCATGACTAATCTCCTGTACAAATACAATATTTATTTACTGAAAATGCTGTAAAATTGGTTTTAATTCATGATTTTCTATGTTTCCTTTTTGGATTGACGTAATCTGTGCTAGTTAATTGTTGAATTGGTCCGCCTAATCCATATTGTCCCACATTAAAAAATTGTGGAAATTTTCTACCTATCATCCCAGCACCAATTGGCAAAGCAAAATTAGCTACATCCCCTGTGCTAGTGGAAACTTCATCTATTTTCAACCAATATTTGAAGCCTTTCATTTTGCTTTACCCTTCAAAAAATCATTATATTTTTCTGCACCAACAAGACCTTGAGTCTTTAAATAATCTACAAAAGTTGGTGTTACGACAGTTTTTATGTTTAATTTACTTGGTACATGATCTGTATAAGTTAAATCACCAAAAACGCTTCGATTTTTCATTGCATAATTTTTACCGATTTTCTTAACATCAAAAGCAGAAGCACCGATTTGCTTATCTCCATAAAGTGCTTGAGCAAAAACAGAAGGTGTTTTTTCTATAGCATTGTCTAAATTTTTTGGATCAATATTGAAAAGTTTCAAACTTGTCATAAAGTCTGAATTTTTTCTTTCTTCATTGATATATTGGATAAATGTTTTCACACAAATATATACTAATACATGAACAAAAAAAATACAGGTAGAAATTATTGTTGCTTTGCTTGTGATAAAAGTTTTGATGAACTTGATTTACTCAGGTCTCACATTACAACAGATCACAAAGAAGGAGACGATTATGTTATTTGTCCTATTTGTACTAGTCCCACAAGGGATTTGATCACACATTACCGATCAAGACATATCGGAGAGACAATACCGCAAGGATCACAAACAAGGGCATTAATCATCCGTGATATAAAAAAAAAAGGTATATCCAATAAACTAACAACTAAATTTAAACAAGGTAATTTTTATTCTGAGAAAAATAAATGTAATATTTTTTTTAGAAGTGGCTTAGAATTAAAGTTTATTAAACATTTAGAAAAAAATCCAAAAGTAAAAAAATATAAAGCAGAAAGCTTACAAATAGAATATTTTTTCAATGGTGGTAACCACAATTATATTCCAGATATACTGATTGAATATACTGATGGCAAAATAGAATTATGGGAAATAAAGCCAAAGTCACAAGTAAAATGGGACAAAAACATTGCTAAATGGAAAGCAGCAAATATTTACTGCAAAAAAAGAAACTGGGAATTCATTGTAATGACCGAAAATGCTTTGAAAACTTTAAAATGAATCATAAATACAATAGGTGATAAAAATGGAAAATTTTGTTGAATGGTTAAAAATAAAGCATCCACGATATTTTACAGAACAACAAAATGAACAAGATAATCTGGGATATAGACCTGATGAAATAATAATTCAAAAAAATGTAATACCAAAACAACTGATAAGAAATGCGCAATTTGATACCAATAAATGGGATAAAGATTTTAATAGATTACAAGACCCTAGTGAAAACCAAAATTCAGGATTTGCAACAATAAAATATTATTTTGACGAACCAGTAAGAATGCTTGTTGTGAAAAAAGAAGCATTAAAAAGAGTACGACCCAGTGCTGAAGCATATTATATGTCGCTCCAGCACACTGTCGTTTTACCAAATACCATGTTTACTGAACTTCCTACTGCTTCATCAGATGGAAAGTTAACACCAGAAGGAGCAGAAGTATTAGCTCACGAATTACGACACTCAACACAACAAGGATTTGTACCAAAGGTAAGACAACAAGACTCTAGTTTATCGGGAAAAAAACGTGAAAAAAAATACCATAAAGATCCCAGAGAAATGGGAGTAAGATTAGCTGCAATAAAAAATTACATGAGCAAAGACGCATTATATGAAATAGCCAATTTATCTACCAAAAACAAATATTATGCAAATAAAATTGTTGAAACTTTACCAGAAGATGAAAAACTAATATTTTATTTTATTTTGCATCCACAGGAATGGGAACGTCGATCTTTAAAGATAATCAATTCAGAAACAAACAATCCAGATAATCACAAGCTAATTAATTTGATTTTAAGATCTGTTTTATATGAGATTATAACTAATTTAAGCAAAAGCAATGGTGATGTTAGTGAAATATTAAGTTTTTACAACACTTTGAATGGAGCAGAGAAGGAAGACTATTATAAAGAACTGATTGGTGCTTATGATCAAGTTGTAAAAAACAACCCACAAAACAATCAATCTGCATTTCAAAAAACTTAAAATGAATCATAAATACAATAGGTGATAAAATGAAAACATTCCGCAATTGGTTATCTAAAAGGTTTTCTGAGCAAACATATGGTGTTCAACCTCCTAATCCGCAGAGAGGTTATAATCAATCAGGCAACAATGCTAATGTTGATATTCAAGATCGAGATATACAAAGATTTTCAATAGAAGAATTAGCAAACAAATTCTCTGCGGATAAAAATAAATTAGATTTAGTTTTAAAGAAAAAAATAGAATTGTCGGGCGGATTGGACAATTTGTTCAGAAAAAATGTATACAACATTTATAAAATAGCAAGCCTACAAGCTGATGGGCACATATCAAGCTACATAACGCCACAAAAAGCAACAGAATTACTAAAAAGAGAAGATTTAGATAGACACACAAAAAAATACTTAACAGTAATCGAACAAAAAGATGCTGTTAAAAATGCGTTGAACAACAGATATAGATTGTAAATATTAGTTTTTATAATCTTTTAATTTAAATTTTTCAATTACAAATGGAATCAATTGATGTACTATCTTGTCCTCTAAAGACAAAAGACTGCTATCATTTTTTATGTAATAATCAAACATAGGATAATTGCTATCAGCGATAATTCCATTTGCGTCTTTATTTCCAAAATAATCTGACACTTCTCCCATAATCTTTTCGCTATCATTTTGATCAGTATTGCGATGGCTGGGACGATCAATAAGAACAACAATACCATCTTTTTCTTTAATTGCTTTAGCTTCGTTAAGATAACGACCATCTGTGATAATCACGTTTTGCATTTTATTCAAAACTTTGTCGATCCATACAGAGTTTTTAACTTTTCTAAATCCATCACCAATCATTTGTAAAGCTTGTCTGACATTCATTGTAAAACCGGGTGGTGGTTCGGGATTTCTTTTCCATTCTTCAATAAAATCAAAATCAACATCAAAATAATCACAAAATATTTTTTTCACATTATATGCAAAAGCAATTTTTGTAACAAGAGGCTTGTCGTAATTAACATATTCCCACAAGCGAGGAGCAAGCATTGCTGCAACTGTGTCTTTGCCAGATGCTGCCTGTCCAAATAAACCAACAATGATGTTTTTCATGACTCTATTATAGTATGAGCAAGAAAAAATGCAAGAACTGTTTTTGCTTCGATAAAAAAGAAAGTGTTTGCAAGGTGAACATAATTCACGAAGGTAAAAATGTTAACATGCCTGTCAATCCCAATGATAAATGTCATTATATAGAATTAGGAGTATCTGTGGATCAAGTCCGCTTTTGGGAAGAAGAGATAAAAGGAGAAAAAATAATAAAAATGGAATATCCAGCAAACTTTTTTGGAGACAATTCTGTTAAAGCTTAATATCACGCATTTCTGTCAAGTCATTAAAATGAATCTGATAATTCATATGTGATCCTTTTATTGCTTTCTTCAATTCTCTGTTTATCAAAGTTTCTTTATCGCAACCACCAACAAAAATGACAGATGCCATTCTATTCTTAATGTCGTCTAATGTTAGAAATCCAAAAATAAAATAATCATGTTTGATTTCAAGTGGAATAAATTCGGTTTGACCATCTTTAGTTCTGTAATAACCAGCTTTAACCAATCCTGACTGATACCAAGGTTCTTTATGACTAGTCTTAATATTAATTTTTTTATCATTACGAATAAAATCGTAATCATCACCACCTTCTCGATACATCATATCAACAGGAATATTTTCTAATTTAGCATATCCCATTTCTCCAATTATTCCTGTGCGTTCCGTTTTATAAGGATCTGCATCAGTATTCATCATCCCTCTGCCCCATTCCCCTTTTTTCTTATTAGCCCACATGTTCTTTGAAAAGTCTACACACATATCGTATTCTTCGCCAACGATATCAACTTTAAAAGCAATCCTTTCCAAATCTTTGAAAGTATATTTCACCAATTTTGGTTTTGTGCATTTAGGAGTAATCATTGTTCCAGTAGTCATATACTTCCCTTTAAAGGTTTATCTAAAGGAGAAAGTTTAAACTTTTTTAGAATGAAACCTTTGTTTTAAACCAACAAAGAAGTTAGGTTCGCATTTCCATTGACAAATTTTTGATACCATATTCAAACAGGCACAAATTCTTCCAAAATCTTTTGCAATAGCTGGAATTAATGGAGATAACAATCCAGTTGATCTTTTGTTAAGCATGCAGTAATAAAGGTAACCAATCTTAATTGCGCTTGACTCAATAAAACTATTGCCAATTAATTCCTGAATTCTATCTGTGTATTGCCTACAAAACATTTTTTCATCTTCAGTAATAAATGATTTGGCATTTGATGGTATAAGCGAAAGATAATAAGTCACAAGAGAATCTTTTCTCAAAGAGCTTCCAAAATAACGAGAAAAATTCTTTACCCAAACATTAAGATCATAAGGATCAATAAAAAACAAAACGCTTGGAATGCCTAGCTTTCTTATCTTGTAAATTCCTTCAACAACCTCGACAAATTTCATTTTCACAAGGCAATCTAAAGTGTTTTTCAAATAATTTGATTTCATTTTATCTGAACAAGCACCATAAGTGTTATCTAAAATGTTCCATATTTTATCAAAAGTTAATTTTTTCTCTAAATAAATCAAAGCAAGAAGATGACTAGCAAGTTTGTGATATTCTAAATCATTATTTAACACAAATAATTTTGAAACAACATTATCAACTTTCTTGTATTGGTCAATCAAAGTAATTTTGTTGTTAGGAAAAAATATATAAGCATCACCTTGTTGATCAATTCCTTTTCTGCCACTGCGACCAACCATCTGAAATATTTCAGATTTATCAACAAGTTGATTGCCTCTTACTACACCAGCAATGATTACCCTTCTAGCAGGCAGGTTTACACCCGCAGCAAGAGTACTTGTTGCAACAAGCACTCTTAATGAACCTTCTTTGAATTCTTGCTCTAGCGCCTTTCTTTTGCCTGCTGCGAGGTCTGCTGAATGGAACTTAGCTTCTAAACCTTTCTCTCCAATATATTTGATAAATCGTTTGCCTAGATTCTTTGAATGCACAAACACGAGTATTTTGTCAGACATGTATTTTTCACAAATTTTAAAAATAGAATCAAACATATCAAGAGGATTTCCTCCTTGATTCATAGAAGTGTCATATCTTCTATAATGGATGTTAAGAGGAACTGCTCTGTATTTTGAATCAAGGATAATTGTTTGTTTTTTATTTAAAATTGTTATCCAATCTGCAATTTGATCAACATTAGGCAATGTCCCGCTCAAAAATACAATTTTTGCATTATTTTTCCTTGCGAATGCTGATAAAGAAAATTCAAGTGTAGCCCCTCTATCATCCATTCCAAGCATATGAGCTTCATCAACAATAATTAATTCGACATCAGGGAAACAATCTGATTCAGTTCTAACCTTATGGCAAAAACTTTCAATTGTTGCGATTATAAGATTACCAATCGTTGTTTTCTCTTCGTCTCCAGACATAAGACGTATTTTACTTTTGTTAAAGGGATGTAATTCGTTAGACCATTCGCTGTATTTTTCTGATGCGAGGGATTTAAGAGGACAAAGATAAATTGCTTTTTTGTTTTTTCCAACAAGAACGTCAAAAAGGAAAAATTCTGCCATAATAGTTTTTCCGCTATTAGTGGCAGAAGCTATTATAAAATTCTTATCATCTTGATAATGTTCTAATATTGAACTTTGAACAACATTGAATTTGTCAAAAGGATATTGATAATAGTGAAATGAAGATGAATCTTTTTCAGGCGTTTCTTTAATATGAATAGGTAGCATGTTTATTATTATATGTGTTCAATAATTTATGTCAAATTAAAAAAGTAGCCCTCCAATTAAGGAGGGCTACGGTTCCAAACCCTGAAATCACCCCCTTAGAGCGGGTTTAGAACTGGGTCTGTAATTTTCCTGCGTTTGACCTCATTAAATACTAAACCAGTAAAATCTTCTAAGTTTGAATGAAAAGTTGACGAACATTCTGTGTTGATAAAATACTCATTAATTTCTGTAAACTTTTTAGAGATCAAATCAAAAACCTGTGACAAATCATCTTGATAACGATGTAGCAGTCTCGTATAGATGTATGTCAAATCGTGATCATTCATTTTAACAAAAAACGTAAAAACTTTTTTCACGGTCAAATCCTCAGATAATTTAGAAACCCAATTTAAATTAGTTATCAAACAACATTTATTGAACGAACTTTGTTACCTTCGTTGTCAATAAATTTATCATCTAAAACAACTGCTTTATCATCATCTTCACAACGAATACCAATGTTGTATTTGTCCATGATTGTTGTTCTTGAATCATTATTAACAATAACATAACAATAATTTTTTGATTTAGTACTATTACCGGAATCGTCTTCATTAGTGATTCCTATCTCAATTAAAAAATCATCAGGTAAATTCAACTGTATTGTTCCATACTTCTCTAAATGTTTTATAATTGATGATTGAATCCTGCTGGTGGATGGCTTCTGATTTATCATAATTTTTCAGCATATTATTGCTGCTCCAGAGGAACTTTAATATTTATCGCAACAGACTGTATTATTCTATAAATGCTGGTATGTCTTTTATTAAATAATAATCATGTCCCAAAAAACTTTTGTCTATACAACTGCCTTTTTTAGGCGAAAGACTAACACCTTCTTCATCGTACATTTTATTCCAACAATAAATAAACTTGCTTGGTGTAAGAATTTGTGTCAAAATTATATTTTCATTGCCAAAAAATGCTATCGCTATTTTAAAAGAAACAACAAATGGCAAAAAATATAAATCTTGTGACCATATTTGCAAAGTTTCAATTACATTTTTTTGATCTTCAAAGTAGTCTGTTTCAACAGAATTAAAATAAAATTGCACATCATAACCATCACAATTAAACAACCAAGTTTTGAAATCCTTGGTTGATAATTCTATATCTGGATTACCTTTCAAAGAAGAGTATTCTTGTAAAACGTAACCCATTAATCTGCCATACTTTACTGCTTCTTTCAATCCATTAACACGATTTACAGTTATATTCTCATCCATCATTTCGCCCCTCTAAGCGATACATCCCTCTCTTCAAACGAACGCAGTTATATCCATCTGATTCAAGCTCTTGACGAGCAAGCTTAAAATTATTGTTTAAACCCGGAACAGAATAATTGAAATTTGAAAACATTTTACATATCTGCGAAAAAGAAATTTCTTTCTTGTCAAGTATAGTTTCTTTAATTTTATTGCGGATATAACGAGAAGATTTATCTTTTGTCATGTTGTTTTCAGGTAGTTCTGAAGCATCGTTAGGTATTGCAATATTATTTTTAATGTAATTAGAATCACAAAATATATTTGCAATTTCTTCTAGATTGACAACATCTTGAGCATCATCGATTTTACATGCTTCAACTTTAATGTTGAAGCAATCAACAAACTCTGACAAGGACAACAAATTGTTGTAGCTTGTTACAATATTCTTGCCATCAGGACATTTAAGTACAACATAAGAAGGAGTCATAATGTTCCCTTAAATCAGCCTAAAAGATCATCAACTTCCATATCAGCTTCATCGCCAACATCAACGACTTCGCCAGCGACTTTATAATTTATCACATCTGCATATAACTGCAAATAAGATTTCATTTGCTCTTCTGTAGCATCCAATATTTGTGAATACTGTTCTGCAATCTCAACAGGAATATCATTTCTTTCCATTGAAGATTTGAATTTAACTTCTGATCCATTGGTAAAATCAGGGTTTATAGTAAAATTTCCTGCGCCGCCTGATATTACCCTTCCTGCATCAAGCAGTGCTCCTAAAGCACCACCCAATGGATTCATTCCTCTGTCAAAATAAAGAGGAATGTTGTCAACCTCAACGAAAGGTCTATAAGACCTATTTTTCTTATTTTGGATTTTGATGTTAATGCCAAGAATCTTTTTCTTAGCCATGCCGGGGACATTTTGTTCAATCTTCTTTTGAGTTTGACTACGCATTCTTAACGAAGCGTAAAATGGCAATCCTTGTCCCCCTCCAGCAGTAGTTTCGGGATTACCGTAAAGAACACCAATTTTATCACGGATCTGATTGAGGACCACAACTGTAACATCATTCTGCTCCATTTCAGTGTTAAGTTTTCTCAGTTCTTTAGAACAAATCTTTGCTCGTTCACCGGGCTGTTCATTACCACCAACAATACGCTTGAAATCAGCCTTGCTATATCCTTCAGGAAGCTTTGTTTCTCTAAATTCTCTAGCACTAGGCGATACTGAAATTGAATCATAAACAATACAAATCGGCACTTCAATTTTCTTTGTTTTGCGGATATAATTAATAACACGATACATTGTGCTAAAACAGTCTTCTAATGTTTCAGGAGTGTATCTTACAAGCTTAGTAATATCGCATTTAGTAGCATTTTGTATAAATTCGCCATTAATAGCATTCTCTGTATCGAGAATAACTCCAATGCCGCCCATGCGCTGAACACCAGCAAGAATGTTTGCGCCAATAAGACTTTTACTTGATGCCGATGGACCATAAATTTCGCTTAAACGTCCACCGGGAATGCCTCCACCATAAAACTTGCCAGAGCAACAATAATTAATGGCAAAATTGCCTGTATCTATAAAATATCTTGCTTGATCAAGTTCTGATACTAACTCTGCGCCAGTTGCGCTTGCAATATCGGTGAATAAATTATCAAGGGAAGCTGAATCTTTCTTTTGACGAGCCATGCCAAACTCCATGCAGAACAATGTGACTCAAACTAATAGAGTATTAAAACAAAAAAACAGGAAGCTTTTTTAAGCTTCCTGTTAGATATTTCAAGTCTACTTAAGTATTATCGTTTACCAAAACCAATGTTGCCTAACTGAGCTTCTATGTCCTCGTCAATCATATCATCAACACCATCCAAAGAACTTTCTTCAATCTTTGATGTTGAAGGCTTTGATGATGTCATCTTTGATGATGTCACTTGAGGTTTTGGTTGTAATTCACCTTCACCAATAAAACTTTTCAAAGCTTCTTCTATCTGATCGATAGTAAGATAATTAGGAATTGCTTCCAAATCGTGGTACTTAGTCAACCAAGATTTAATCTGATCACCACTACCAAGAACAGAAGGATCTTCAAAGAAAGATTGATCGTAATTCGGATAACCATTAGGTCCACGAACAACTTTCACAATCTTGAAGTCTCGACCATTCTGATAATGCGAAACATCTCCTAAACCTTTCTTGCCAGTAGTTTCATTACCTGACATAGAAACCCAAATAAGATTATGAACGGTCTTCCCAATACTAAGAATCTTGGGACCAACATTAGTTTCAATCTGGTTGGTCTTAGGATTTAACTGAGAACGAACAATGCAGTTGTAGTAATACCTTTCAATTGGCTTAATAGAACGAGCATCATCTTGAAGCTTCTTAGCACGATCAGCAGGCATCTTCTTGGACTTCTCCCACATTGCATTATATTCTTTGCAAATAGGGCACTCAGTTTCAGGACTAACTGTCCGCCACTGTTCTCCTCTAGGAGTCTGCACTAATTTTTTAGTACAAAAAATTGTTTTGGAATTAGGGTATTCGCCAAGCCGATGTATGCGAACCGCATGAAAGAATGGCTTGTTTTTAAGCTTAGGAAGAAGCCTGAGTAAAACAAATCCATCCTTCTCTGGCATGCGAACATAATCATCATTCGCACTACCACCAGCTTCTTTATTAAGCCTGCTAGCCTCTTTGCGAATATCGTTCATATCTAACGTATCAAATTCATAGTCTGCCATTGCAACTGCCTTTCTGGGTGTATCTCACACCACACTGCTATAAAGCTCTACCTGCTTTACTAAGGTTACACCATTGGTGTTCCGCTATTATCGCCTAAAGGAGTGTTGTTGTCAACATTTTTGTCCTGTTCAGCCAATAATTTTTCCATCTGCTCGATTATTTTAAGATTATGCTCCAATCGTTGCGTAATCTCTTCTCTGCTTAAATATTTAGATTCTCTACTCTCAAATTCTTTCTCTAACATTTTTTCTTCTTTTTTAGCTTTCCTGAATTCTTCCCTGCGAACGAGGACTCTTTTTCGAGCTTCGACTTTCTTTGCTTTCTTCTTTTGATCACTTTTTCTTTGACTGCTCATTACTTTCCTCTCAGGTTTATCATAGCCTCATTGCCCCCCATGCCCTTCCAGTTCAAAAGATCATTATTACCAATTTTGCTAGCATTCATCTCATTGTCGAAAACAAGCGTAGGGGCAGGGACGAAATATTCATCTGTAACTTCTAAAACATTATTATTATCATCATTTGTTACAATCAACATTCCAATTCCATTTGTGTTGTATTTTTCTGAATAAACTGGATATATTTTTGCTTTTGTAAACTTATAAGGAAATTGAGTCTTATCCATCCTTAACGGTGGATCAAAAATTACTTTTCTTTTAATCTTGTTCTTATCAACACTGGCAAATTGATTATCGATTCTATTCGCCAACTTTTGAAAAGTTGTTGGCTTAGACAATACTTTTTCTTCATCTATCCTCGGAATATCCTGTGGATCATCAGGAATATTGTTTTCCAAATCACAATTTTCTGCCAAACTAGAATTGTTAAACTTGCTTCCAGCTACAGAAAAACCATTTTTACCAAGCTTGAAACTAACCTTTTTCTTTGTATACTCGTAAATATCAACATCGTATATAAATATATCTCTACGAGCAAGTTGTGTGAGGATATATTTAGCCAAATTTTCTACTGGATAATTTTCATCCACTTTGCCAAACTTATTTTTAAAAATAAGCGGCTCATCCTTGTTATAATCAAGGTCTTCTTTTTGTTTATAATACTTAAATTCTATTTCAAACATATTTTAACCTAGTGTTCCATTATTAATTTTTCATCAAGTTCCACTATATCGACACCACATTTGTCAAAAAGAAATCTGCTGCCGACAGAATAGTCCTTATCTTTATTTGATAAACAAAACAATTTTTTAATTCCAGAATTTATAATTAATTTTGTACATTCAACGCATGGTAAAGTACACCATGCGAACATATGCGCTCCATTTAAATCAGCAGATGCATTAACTATGGCATTTGCTTCAGCATGAGCACAAGAACATAACTCAAGTCTCTCCCCAGATTTACATCCAAGAATTTTTCTTGGGCATTGTTTTGCATAAGCATGATTCTTAATAAATTCTTTTTCATCAAAATTAGGATCTATTTTGTATTTATCTTCTTCTGTAAGCTGAGGAAGAAAAATTGTTTTAAGATGTTCTGGGCTGTCACAATGAGGGGCATTTCTTGGTGGACCATTATATCCCATGCTAACAACTTTAGTTAACAAATTGTTAACAATCACAACACCAATTTTTCTTGAATAACATGGATTTTTAAGCTCACCAAAAAGCTTAGCAGTAAGCATATACTTCTGAACAAACTCAATGTTAAACATCGTATTCTCTCATGTTATAACAATACGACAAACCTAAATTTATTCATTTATTTGGAAGTTTAACTTGTCCATTTCTTTACGCAACATATGACCTCGATTGTGAGCATCTTCTCTTGAAGCGTTCAAAGCTTGCAAATGTGCGTAAATTCTATCTTTGCAATATCTGTTTTGAATGCATTCTCTTTTCAAAGCAACACATTCGTCATCACCTTCAGCTGCTAATTCTGCTGTTTTATCTGATTTGCCAAGATCTTTTTGTTCTTTGAATTTTTGAATAAATTTTCTTTTGTATTCAAGTTCTGCTACAGAAAAACATTTCATAGCCAATGCATGACCAGCTCCAACATAATCAATAATTCCGCCTACTTTTTCAAAAAATATATTAAGAGTTGCATCCGTGAAATTTAAATCACGAGAATCAATTGTCCATTCCTGATCATCTAACGCAATCTTTTCAATCATGGCTCATACTACTTTCTGAGAAAAAGGGAAAACCGTGCTATCAATTCAAATTAGTAAGGTTTGCAGTCATTAATTGTTGCCACCCCACTGTTGCGCCATTGCATCGGCAATTCCTTTATAAGTCCTACTCCTGATAATTTATTTTTTGATAAAAATAGAATCAATCAATTGGGTTAGATGGATCTTGTTGTTTTTTCTTACCTACCTTTTTAGGAGGATGGTTATTTGATGATATATTTGATGAATCAGATGTAACGCTATAAGTGTTAGCATCTTGCTGGGCTTTATTGTGCATTTTTGTCTTATATTTATCAAAATCTATTTCTGATATGGTTAACATTTCGTGATTATATTCTATTGGGAAATGGTATCTTGATTTACCATTTCTACTTTTGATAATGAATATTCTGCCAACTTGAGCATTAGCTTCATCGGTAGTTCTATTGATAGACCATAAACCATCAAGAGGCTTAAACATGTCAAAAGACGCACCGATGTTGCCTTCTTCAATAAATTCCGATGAAGACAATTCAGATGCTGACTTATTCGGTTGCATTGCAGTAAATACAAGCATTTTCTTTTCACAAGCAAGTCCTCTTAGGTCACGAATGATTCTATACTTAGATTCCCAAACAGCAACTCCCGGTGTATCTTTCATTTCTCCGGGATAATCAACAACCAAAAGGTCTGGAACAAATCCATATAACTCCAATTGGTTTAAATAAGCTCGAATATCATTAACATCAATACTACCAGCAGGAAATTGCTTAACTACCAATCTGTTCTTGTCTTCGTATTCAAGTGTTTTATATTCAAGGATGTTTTTTACTTCATCTTTTTGACTAGCAAGCTTATTATATGGCATTCCGACATAAGCTGATGTGAATCTTTTAGAAATAGAAACCCAATCCATTTCTACAGAAATAAACGCTACTTTAAACCCTTTGTTTACATTTTCAACAGCTGCTTTAACCAAAGCCAAAGATTTACCAACACCGGGTAGTGCTATAAAAGCATAAATTTCACCACGTCTTGGTCCACCACCAGATATCTCAAAATCAATTGACAAAAATCCTGATGTAAACTTATCAACTCTTTCTTCATCTTTAGATAATTCTGTGAAGAATTGTTCTATTTGATTAAAATATTGGAAACCTGCATCAAATGTCTTTGACACTAACATGCAATTACGAAATCTCTCATAAACCTTAGCCCAGATTTCTTCTGAATCTGGATTCTTCTTAAGATCTCTTTGGCTTTCTTCCATTGCTATTCTAAGACTTTGTATCTTGGAAAAATTAAGCAATTTATTAAACAAAATATCTCTTGATGCTTGGTTAGGTATAAAGAAATCATAAAGCGATTGAAGTTCTGATCTATAATAAACTTTAATTGCATCTGATTTTTCTCTTACTTTCTCAAGCAAATCGTTTTCCATAATCATCCTGTCAGGTATTCCTGTAGGATGATCATCAAATAATTTAAATAAAATGCGACATGTTTCTACATGAACTTCATTAGAAAAATATTCAGGAGAAATAAGAGCTTTTCCCTGAAGAAGAAAATTCCTATCTGTTAAAAGAATACCTAAAATTCTTCTTTGGAAATTTTCATCCCAACGAAATTTAGTCTGAGTATTCTGTTGTTGAAGCATAGTCTCCAACAACTTTTGTTGATCTTCGGTAAGTTTAGCTTCCATACTAAAAATCCTCAAATATACAAGTGTTCGTGTTCACTAAGTGAAACTTGACCTACTCGAATATGTTTTTCTTTAGTAATTCTCTTGCCGACATGCCTAGTAGCATTCCATATGATCTGCTTTGTGTAAATAACAAACTTGGCATTAATCATAAGTTTTAAACCAATGTCAGGTCTTTCTTGTGATGGAACAAATTTTTTAACTAATTTCTCCAGAATTTCCTCTTGAGGATCACCAAATTTGCGACGATATGCTCCATGATGTGTCTTATTTTTCCATAGATCTTTTAAAGAATCAAAAATTTTTCTAAATATCCCATCTTGCGGAACATGTTTTTCAACTGTATCAAATGATGATTCAATATAAGTTTGTCTTTTATAATAACTACCTGCCCTTATAACAGACATAAGAAGCTCTTGTTTGATATCTTCTACATCTAACTGATGATTATTACGAGAATTATTAGACATTAATTGCCAACTGGCATAAAGACACAACTGACCAAACTTTTCCTCAAGTTCTTTAAATTCCTCTGAGTTAATCTTAAACATCTGAAATATCTTCATTTCAATTACCTCCTTGAAACGTAAGGTGTAGTATCAACCTTTAATGTAATTGAGTCAAACTTCAGAATAATTTTTCAAAAATGCTAAATTTTCGCCAAACTTAGTATCAACAATAAATCTTAAGGGCTTATAGTCAGAAAATTCTTTCTGCAAAGTATCTTTAATTTGCAATACAGATAATTTTAATTTTTCCTTTTTAACAGCAAAAACAAAACAATCGTGAATTGAAAACAATAATCTAAAATCTTTAGTTTCAATTGATTTTATTTCATTCATCTTCATAAAACAAAATACTGCTGCTGGTGAATGTACAGAAAAATTCATGGCTTTATATCCCTCATCTGCAATAAAATTTTTCTTTCTTTTGAAGTAATCAAGACAATAGCCAAAATTTATTGCTTGAGCAGACTGCTGTGAAACATAATCAAACGCTTTGCTAAATAAAGTCTTTATTTTATTCAAATAAGTCTTGGCTTCCAAAATAGAACAACCTAAAGATTCTGATAACTTAGCTGGAGAAATACCATAAATACTTGGTAAAAATATCTTCTTACCTAAATCTTTATAGTTTTTATTTTCAAAATTATTTAAATCAAGAACATATTGAGCAATTTGTTCATACGGATGACATGTGTTATACAATAATGTATTTAAGTTAGCATCATTACTCAAAAATGCCAAAACATATAACTCCAATGCCTTAAAGTCAAACGATACAAATATTTCATCTTCTGATAAAACAAAATTTTTCTTAATTTCATAAGTCAAAGTATGTGGATTAAAATTTCTATTAGAAAAAACTTTAGAATTCAATCTTCCATTTTCTTGCAATCTTGATGAATAATAAGGATAAACAAATGTAGCTTCACTATCCAATATGATAGCTTGATTTTCCATGTGTGGAATTGTTTCACATATTAATTTTTGAAAAACATTTTTATATATTTCAAAACTATCATGCTTAATAAATTTCAAAAATATAGAAACTATGTCAGTCATTTTTTCAAAAGAACAACTTATATCATTGTAATCACAATACCAATTTAAATCAAAAAATACTTTAAAATCAATTTGTTTAGTACAATTTTGTTTCAAACAAAAAGAATGAAATAACTTAGAATCTAAACAAATTATCGGTCGATTATATTCTCTTAAACAATTATTCACATGGTGTACAAACGAACATGTATTGTTTTGATGTAATTTTATTTCAAATTTAGATCCTCTTGGTCCTTCAAGTTTTATATGAAGTAAAAGATTTTGTTTATCAGTTAAATCGGGTTGATTTAAAATTTGCAAATAAATAAATGGCTCGACACAAAATGTGTCGAAAATGTTTTCAAAAGTGGTTTTGTCAATACTCACACCAAAAATCTACGATTACTAAAAACTTAAGTCAAACATAATTTTTATTTTTTTTGGCACACTTTTTGCTTCGCGCGTTTATACTAAGTATTTATATTCATCTTCAATTACTTCGTAATTGAAGATGCTTTAGTTTAAGTGGTACTAATTTACTCTTCGCTTCGCTCAGAGTAAATTAGCACCACTTAATAAAATATGATTTATTAAATAATCAAAATTAGAACTAATACTTATTAAGTTAATTATATTAATACTTAGTATTAATTAATACGCAAAAATCGTGCCAAATGACAAACAAAACAAGAAATATTTTTAGCTCGTAAAATCGCTTTAAACGCATTTAGTGTTAAAAATCGACCTGAGTCTCACTTGGATGTAGAAACGAATTCCTAGCCATGTTTATTAACGAATAAACGGCATATGTGACTGGAATGATCCCCATATAATTTCAAACTCAAGTTTGACTTTTAAGATTGAATGGATTAGAGTAAAAACATGCGACAGATTTTTAAAACATCTACAGAACAACTGCTTAGTCTATCTGATGATTCAGATATGGTTTTTGCTTATCATTTGTTGATATATTATCTTAATTCTGAGTATCATTATTTTCCTGACTATAACCACACAAAATTTAATGATTTAAAACCTATAAGAAAACAATCAGCGTTTAAGTATCTTTTGAAATTTGTGAAAGATAAAAAAGAAATTTTCAAAGCGCCAGCTGAGTATTTTATTTTTATAAAAGCTCAAATGGAGATTATTAAAATCTTAGAAAACAAAAATCCAATTATAAATCCAAGCCTATTGATTGGCGAAAAAGCTGAAAAAAGATATTTTGTTTGGATTAAGAAAATGCGAGAAAATAAGATGATGACAAAAACTGTCACGAGAAAACTTGAAGATAGATTTATATCATCTGCTTTTGAAAATACTATTGTATCTTTGAAAGATACATTAGGAGATAATTTTACATATGAAAATTTTTACAAAAATATTAGAAGAATATTATTGCAGATAAGAGCTAAACAAATTGATCCTATTTGGTGTTTTGTTAGCGAATGGGTTAATAAGTTACCAGACGACATAAAAAATGAAATTATTAGTTTAACAGAATGTGAAAAATATAAAGACTATAATGTTGATGATATAAAAAAAATTTACAATGAAAAGTTTAACAATTTATCTCAAGAGACATAAATAATTTTATGAAACAACAATCTGATGATCCTTTGGAATTTTTAAAGAATAGGCGTAAAGGGGCGCAAAATAATGCTGCTGATGCTAAAGCAAAAGGCGGTGATGCTATTCTTTCCTATTATCATTTTGAAGCAAAGGATAAACCTTATGCAGAAGTGATGAAAGCCCTTAAAAACGATGGATTGAAAACAGCTATCAAATTTAGTAAAGACCAAACTAAATCAATTATGAAAGAATTAGATTTTATTAATGATACTCAAAAAGATTTTCAAGCTTTAATGGGGAAAATTGAAGTTTATGGAGAATGTTATATTAAACTTTCATCTATTGATCAATAAGTTTTAAATATATTTTCAATAATTGTTGTAATCTCATTTTTATTCTGATCTACGCTAAAATATTCGTCCCATTCAGGGGTCTGAGGTTCATAATTATAGAGCAAGTGAGGAGCAGAATATTCGGCACCCCAACATCGAATTAACCCTTTGTGTTTGATAAATTCTACATAAATATTAAATTGATTCACTTTTCTTTGACCGGGAGCTTCAAGACCTAAACCATGATACGAAAAATATATGATATATGTATTAATGTTTTCTTTTATCACACCTTGGTAACTCATTACTTTTGGATGCTTTAATTTCATATTCATAGCAAGCATAATTACTAATTCTTCAAGCGAATCATATTTTTGTTTGGGCGTTTCCAAAGCCGTTTTATCAATATATTCAGCCAATTCAAAAATCCTAGTAGCTAACATTTTTTCAACAGCAATGTCTTCTACAGTCATATGTTCGTAATCATTAACAACAGGAATAGAATAACGAGTAACCCAAGTTAATTCACCTTCCAAATCACTAATTCTTCTCATTATCGTTACACGACAAGAACCAAGAGGACTAAATTTAAGACGAATTGACCCGACTTGATTACTGTCTCCATAATTAATCATAGATCCAAAATCTTTAACAGGTTCTTTTATTCCTATTTTACCTAAATTGATTATTTCATCTAAAACAGTTTCGATTTTTAAAGGTTCTACTGGTTCTTCGTTATAACGAAGCTGACCTTTAGTAGAAACAACTTTGTCAAAACCGAAAACAACATCAGGTGATTTACCAACCCATTCAGTAAACTTCATAAAAATTCTCCATAAATCTATATAGTCATATGATTACTTTCATACAATTTTTAGAAGCTACAGAAAATGAAAAAGAAGTTAAAAAAAATGCTTTTAAAAATCAATTACAATTAAATATTGATAATGATCAAGGATTTACTATCAACCTATCCAAGCTTGATATTGAAAAGATAAAGACTCGATTGAAAAGTTGGAGTAAATATGATCAAATGAGCAAGGAAGACAAGGCAATGATAAAAAGTATTATTGGTAAACCATCATCTACGTTAAATGATTTATTTAATGCTTTTTACAATGTTGTCAATCGAAAAACTGAAGAGAGTGACCTTCCTTCTCCAAAATTCTAACTCTTTTTGCAGAATGCTTTTTCAAGTAAGGATTGTTTTCAAACATAAAATCAATGTAAGTAACTTCTTTTTTGTCATCAGCTGTTCTTAATCCACGACCCATTCTTTGAATAATTAAATGATCAGCTTGCCCACCAGCAGCATTAATTAAATTGTGAATTTTAACATTGATACCAGTGTTGAATATTTGTTGAGTAGCAATTGCTATACAACTAGTTTTAGAACTTTGTAACATATTAATTACTTCTTTTCTAGAATCATTATCGTCTTTTCCTGTGATCCAATAAGCGGTTGGGATCATTTTTTTCAATTGATCACCATGCGCAATTCTGTCTACTAAAATTAATGTTCTGCCAGAAAACGCATTTGTCAATTCAACAACTTTATTATGTAAAGTTAAATTGTTGACAATACCAAGATCTATAGCTTCACTATAGATTGATAAGGAAAGATCAGGTTCACATATTTTGTAAAACAAGCATTTTGACTGAGATAATCTGCCTTTTTGTTGTAAGTCTGCTGTCGTTACTCTTCCTGTGGAAGTTGTAGTCGTCTTGATTATTGGACCGAAGAATCCTTTGACAAGATATTTGTGTACCTTGTCTGTTTCACCATGCTTAAACGGTGTTGCCGACAAACCTATCCTTATGACTGTATTTTTCATCTTTTTGTATATTTCTTTAGCTGTATCAGATACCATATCATGAACTTCATCTACAATAAGAACTCTTATGCTATCAAGCTTGTCTTCCAAATGATGAATTGATTGCGCAGTAGCAACAGTTATTTTATTTGGATTATTGTTTCCACCCCAACAAGAACCAATATTTTTAAATCCCCATCTAGAAATTTCATCAAAATTCTGAGAAGCTAAAGACTTTCTGTTTTGCAAAACTAAAGTCGGTTCATGTTCTCCTAAAGCCTTTAAGAGAGCAGACATAAGGAATGTTTTCCCAGAAGCGGTAGGAGCAACAATAATTCCACGTTTGTGTTTGATCGCTTGGTTTACTAGGTCAACTTGATAATCTGTTAATTCGATTTTAGTGTTCATATCTTCGTTGTAATATTGTAAAAAATGTTCATCAATTTTATCGAATTTAAATTTAATTGGTATTCTTAAATCACTAAGATCATATGATTCATTGAACTTTTTTACAATCATACAAATTTCTGGTAATATTCCGGTAAGAAATTTTCCTGTTTTTGCTGAAAAAAAGTTAACAAATCCATCCCACTTCTTAGATTTATAAAGAGGTGTGAATTGATAACCTTTTTGTCTAAATTTTAAATTAAGAATAATGTATTTTAACATTTCTTGATTATCAGTTTGCAATTGACAGAAATCATTGTTAATTGTAATTGTAGTCGCCATTTTTACCTCTTAAAAACTATTATCAAGTCATAACCTTCATGCTAAATTATATTATTTTTTGAATATTTCGTCAAGATCTTTTATACATAGAAATGTTCTTTTTGGAGATTTTATTATGATTGATAGCATGATTGATGAAACATTATTCGTTGTTAAAAATCTTGATAAAAATCTTAAAGAAGTTGCTGAAAAACAAAAAAAATTAGATGAAAAAATGGATTTTTTAGAATTTAATAAAACTAAAATAAGAAAAAAATTATTTCCTCTTGCGGACATTTAAGTAAAATAAATAACTATTTTTTTCTCCCGGTTTTAGGCTTTTAGCATTTTGTCTATAATCTAAAACTAATTTTGTTTCTGGATTTTCATAAATCACAAAATCTTTCAATCTAGACAGTACAGTTGTAATAAATTCTTTGCTTCCTGTGAGCCTAAATGTATCTTGTTGTAAAGTACTACCTTTATGAATTTGCTCAATAGGCTGCAATTGTAAAGGTATATTAGGAGCTAAAGCTTTCCAAAAAGTCATAATTTGACTTTTCTTCGCTTTCCAAGGTTTTACTTTTGATCTGAATCCGGTTTCTGCTGGCTGCGGAACAGCTACAGTGTGATTTACAGGGTCTGCATTCGCATTAATTGCAACTGGCGCAACTGCTTGCGGTTGTGGAACAGGACGCTCAGTTATTCGTAGAGCATCCGGTTGATCATTATTTAAATATTCCCAAAATGTTTTCATCGTACATATATATTTTGTATGATCACAATTCATCAATTTAGAAGAAAAAAATTTTTAACTGAAGCAGATGCTCCAGCTGGTGGAGCATCCTCTAGTGGAGGTGCGGCACCACCGGGAGGAGCTTTAGGAGGAGCAACACCACCACCCGGAGGAGCACCACCATCTGACTTAGGTGGTCTAGGTGGTAGCCTTGGCGGGTCATTAGGTGGAGCAACTCCTCCCCCACCTTCAAGTTTGGGTGCAGATCTTGGTGGTGGAATTGGTGTTGGAGCAACAGGTGGTGCTCCAACAGCCGTCATTACAGACATTAACAAACTAAATGCTTGGGATCTTCTCGAAAAATATTTTGAAGGCAAAATTAAGCGAAAAGATAAGCTTGAACCTTACACATAAACTTGATATTATCATTTTGCGCCAAATCGAGGTAAAAAATGATCAAGTTTTTGCTTTTTAGTGACATTCATATTCATCCGCACAAAAAAAGCGAAGATAGGCTTAATGATTGTTTACTTTGTTTGGTATGGGTTTTTGAAACAGCTAAGAAGCATAATATAAAAAATATAATTTTTGGTGGTGATTTTTTTCATGATCGCACAAAAATTGAATCAATTGTATTACACGAAACATTTTCTATTCTTAAAAAATATCTTGATGGCAGCATAAATTTCTATGTTCTTTTGGGAAATCACGATCTTTGGTATTTTGAAAAGACATCTATCAGCTCTGTTACTGCTGTATCAGCATTGCCTAATGTTTATATTATAGATAAACCAAAACAAATCATCATAGAAGGTATTAGCTGGCATTTTGTTCCTTTTACACATAATCCAATAGAAGACATTGATTTATTATCAGTTTTGAATCCACAAGATTCGTTTTTCTTAGGACATTTAGCAGTTGATGGCGCAAAATTAAATTCCAAAGGGTCAACTGCCGATGTAGAGATTGAACATGATGGAGAAATGACTAAAGTTAGTCCAAATATTTTCTCAAAATACAAACATGCATTTCTTGGACATTATCATAACGCTCAAACAATATCAGAAAATACTGAATATATTGGCAGTCCATTGCAATTATCTTTCGGAGAATTAGAAGATAAAAAGAATATAATTATTTTAGAATTTATAGAAAATGATTATATTGTCAACTACGTTGCAAATGATTTTAGTCCACAACATTTTGAAGGAGATCTTGAAACTATAATGAAAATTGATCCGCAATTGTTGAAAAAATCTTTTGTATCAGTAATTGTCGAGGATGAAGATAAAGAAGAAATCAATAAAAAAATAAAGTTGTTAGAGAGTCAAGGTGTAAGTTCAGTCAAAATAAAGAAAAACATTATTGATAAAAATCAAAACAACGAATTAAAACAAATAGAAATTGCAAAAGAAATTTTAAGTCAATCAGACAAAATGGTTAAAAAGTTTGTTGAGATAACGATGACTGAGTTAAACAAGGATTTGCTTATCAGTTGTGGGTTGGATATCATCAACCAGTCTCAGGAGTAGTTCAATGCGGAATATCAACTTTAAGAAAATAAAAGCTCAAAACTTTTTGTGCTTTGGCGATCAAGGCATAGAAATTGATTTTCAAAACTATGATTCAATTGTTATCATTACAGGGAAAAATCTTGATATCAAAGATAGTGAATTTAATTCCAGCAATGGTAGCGGTAAAAGTAGCATCTTAGATGTGCTCCTTTATGGGCTTTTTGGAAAAACATTGAAAAATCCCAAGAAAATTGGAGTTAAAGATGTGATTAACAACAAAACTAATAAAAAAATGTCAATTGAAATATATTTTGATGACGTTAAGATTTTACGTTCAAGAAAACCTGATGGATTAAAACTTTGGAGATCAAAAGACGAAAAATTTGATGAAGCTACAGAATTGACTAGAGGAGAAATTAAACAAACACAAGATATGATTGAATCTATTCTTGGCTTTAATTATGAAACATTTAAATCTATTTGTGCCTTTACAGATTCAAACACAGATAGTTATTTAGAATCAAGTTCTACAGAAAGAAGAATAATTGTAGAAAACCTTTTAGGTTTAGAGAAATACAGAATTTATAACGAAAAAACAAAAGAAATAGTAAAAGAAACAAAAATTGAAATAACTTTGGCAGAAAAAGATAACATCGCTAATCAATCTATGATCGACAATATGACTTTGCAATTAAATCAAATTATCGATAAAGAAAATTTATGGAAAGATAACATCAAACAAGAAATCATAAACTTAAAAAATGAACAAGAAATTTTAAACAAACAAATCAAAGATTTAAAATCTTTTGACCCTCAAATTGAAAAATACGATAACGCACAAGAAAAAATTAAAACCAATAATATTGAAATTGAAAATTTAAACAAAAAAATATCAAAATTAGATAGCTCAAAAGATCAAATTGAAACCAAAATAGAAGAAGGGAAAAACTTGCTCATTGATAATAATAACAAATTAGGAAAAATAAACAATAACATACATTCGTCAGAAATCAAAATTAAAGAAAATAAGATTAAAATTGATAAAATAACTAAACTTGAAGATGGTGTTACATGCGATCATTGTTTGTCAATTATCGATAAAAATGGCTATTTTCACATTGAACAAGATTGTAAAAACAATTTAGATATCCTTTTAACTAACAAAAATGAATTAGAAAATAATCATAAAGAATTAATTGATAAGATATTGTCTATTAAGACGGATATACAAAAAGTAATTGATTTAAAAAATAAGATAAGTGCGTCTTTAACAGAAACCAAAAACAACATTCAAAAGATTCAAGATGAAATTAGAGAATTGAACAAAGTACAAAAGCCAGAAACGATTAATATGATTGATAAGATTGAAAATAAAATTTCCATTAATAGTGTTACTATTATGGAAAAAGAGAATGCAATTAAAAACAAATCTCCTTTGGCTGATATAAAAGATAATGTTGAAAAAAACATACAAGATATTAAAAGCAATAAAGAGAAGAGCCAAACAAAACTTGACAACCTTGTTGCTAAAATTCCATATTTGAATTTCTGGCTTGATGCTTTTGGAGATAAAGGTGTACGAAAATTTGTTGTTGATCAGATACTACCATTGTTAAATAATTCAGTGGAAAATATGCTTTCCATTTTGATTGATGGAAATTTGTCGCTAAAATTTGATAACGAATTTAATGAAGAGATAAAAAAATCCACAGATGATGTTCCAATAATATATGATTTGCTTTCAAATGGGCAAAAAAGAAGAATTAATTTAGCTGTTTCTCAAGCTTTTGCACATGTTCGAGAACTTAATAGCGGATCAACACCTAATATTATATTCTTGGACGAAATATCTATTAACATGGATTCTCAAGGAAACAATGCCATATACAGACTTATTAGGAATATAGCAAAAAACAAAAAAGTTTTTATAACGACACATGATCAAGAATTATTGCAATTGTTGTCTGGTGCAAGTGAGTTGAAATTACGAATGGAAAACGGTATTTCATGTATACATAATGAGTGAATTTTAAAAATACGGAAAATTTGCTATTGCATGTTGAAAATTAATGAAATTTTTATTGCTTAGTAATTCACAATCAGTATTATTAATCTTATTGGTGTTTCTAAATTGAGGGGTTATAATGTATCAGTACACTACAGCTTTTGACAAATGCGTATCTTACTTCGAGGGAGATGAACTAGCCGCTAAAGTATTTTTGGACAAATACGCTCTTAAAGACAACAATTCTAATTTACTCGAAGAAACACCAGTTGATATGCATCACCGTCTTGCCAAAGAATTTGCAAGAATTGAAGCAGAAAAGTATACAGAACCTCTTTCAGAAGAACAAATTTTTTCTTTATTCGATAAATTCAAATACATTGTACCTCAAGGAAGTCCCATGTTTGGTATCGGAAATGATCATCAAATCATTTCTCTATCGAATTGTTATGTAGTCGAAAGTCCAAAAGACAGTTATGGTGGCATCCTTAAGGTTGATGAACATTTAGCTCAAATCTCTAAAAGAAGAGGCGGCGTTGGCGTAGACATATCAACTCTACGTCCTGCTGGCGAACCTGTTAAGAACGCTGCTAGGACCAGCACGGGCATTGGTTCATGGATGGAGAGATATAGCAATACGATCAGAGAAGTCGGGCAGGCGGGGCGCAGAGGCGCTCTAATGCTTAGTATCCATGTCGCACACAAAGACATTGAATCATTTATTACGATTAAGAACGACAGTTCAAAAGTTACAGGAGCAAATATTTCTGTTTTGCTTAGCAATGAATTCTTGGAAGCTGTAGAAAAGGGTGAAAAGTTCCGTTTACGATTCCCCGTAGATGCTCCTCCTAGTGATAGTGACATCTATGTTGATGCTAAGGAATTGTGGAAAAAGATCATCCACAATGCATGGCTAAGAGCGGAACCCGGTCTTTTGTTCTGGGATCAAATCACTAAGTACAATGCTGTTGATTGTTATGCAGAAGATGGATATAAAACTATATCAACAAACCCTTGTGCAGAATTGCCAATTTGCGCTTTTGACAGTTGCCGCTTAATGGTTCTCAATTTGTTCTCTTATGTTGTCAATCCTTTTACCAAAAATGCATATTTTGATTTTGCTTTGTTTGAAGAGCATGCAATAATTTGTCAGAGATTGATGGATGACATGATTGATCTTGAACTTGAAAAAGTAAGTGAAATTATTAAGAAAATTAAGAAAGACCCAGAATCCAGTACTATTAAAGCTAATGAGCTTGAACTATGGGGAGAGATTTATAAAAAGTGTGAGAATGGCAGAAGAACTGGAACTGGGTTAACTGCTTTAGGCGATGCGATGGCTGCTTTAAGTATTGCTTATGGCAGCAGACAAAGCATTGACGTAACTGGTAAAATTTGTAAAGCTTTATGTTTATCGTCATTTAGATCTAGTGTTGATATGGCTAAGAAAACAGGCGCATTCCCTGTGTGGGATTGGAATAAGGAAAAAGATTCTGAATTCCTTTTGATGTTAAGAGATCTGGATGCAACTCTTTATGAAAACATGCAAAAGCATGGTAGAAGGAACATTGCCAATCTGACAATCGCTCCAACGGGATCAGTGTCTATTATGACACAGACAACATCTGGAATTGAACCTCTGTTCATGCTTTTCCCATATACTAGAAGAAAGAAAATTAATCCAAACGATAAGAATGCAAGAGTAGACTTCGTCGATCCTAATGGTGATCATTGGCAAGAATTTGAGGTATATCATCCTAAAGTCAAAATGTGGATGGATGTTACAGGTGAAAAGGATCTCAAAAAGTCTCCTTGGTTTGGTTGCTGCGCTGAAGATATTGACTGGGTTTCAGCTGTAGAATTGCAAGCAGAAGCACAGAAATATGTTGATCATGCAATTTCCAAGACTGTTAACTTGCCAGAAGATGTGACGGAAGAACAAGTTGCCAAGATTTATGAAGCTGCATGGAAATATAAATGCAAGGGTATGACAGTCTATCGTAAAAATTGCCGTACAGGAGTTTTGATAGAAAAGCCTGCTAAGAAAGAAGTAGAAGAAAAAATTATAAAGAATGATGCTCCAAAACGTCCTTCCGACATTGAAGCAGAATTATATTTGCCAATCGTAAAAAGTGAACCTTATTACGTTGTTGTTGGTCTTCTTGGTGGTGAACCATATGAAGTATTTGCTGGTCTGAATACAGAAGATGGTAAACCAGTGATCAAATGTAAAGAATCTAAAGGATTGCTTAAGAAGTTAAATAGGGGCAAGTATGTTTTCCAAGCTGGCAATGAATCATTTAACTTAATTAATATCAGCAATCACGAAAATGGAGATGCTTTGTGTCGAATGGTAAGCACTTCACTGCGTCATGGTGCGGATATTAGTTTTGTTGTACATCAACTTGAAAAGACTAAGGGCGATCTTGTCAGTCTAAGTAAGGTTCTTGCCAGAACGCTCAAGAAGTATATTAAAGATGGAACTAAGGTGCATGGTGAAGAATGTCCTTCTTGTCAGGGAAGTCAAGTTGAAAGAAATGATGGTTGTGTTCTGTGTAAATCATGTGGTTGGTCTAAATGTGGTTAAATAAAAATGTCAATTGCTAAATATTAAAACCTTTTTATTACATGAATTTCTGTAATAAAAAGGTTTTAATAAAAAACATTTGATACTTTATTAATAAATAGAAATATGACAGACTTTAATTTTAGAGAATTCGTTTTAAACGAAAACAAAGTTTACTTAGCCAAAGAAATTGGTGATGTCCTTAATTCTTCACAAGAACTTTCGGACGAAGTAAATAAAATTGGTACAAGAAACTTAGTTCGTTATGCACAAATTATTGTAAACAAATCTAGAGGCATTCTTCAAGGTCACTGGGGCAATGAAAATAGAAAATTTCTTAAAGGATTACAAAAATGTGCTGTTTCTCTCGCAAAGTCTATAGATGAAAATGATAATATAGAAGAAGTCTTAAAAAGTACAATTGACACTTTGCAGAAAGTCGTTAATAAAATGGGAGTTCCTATTAACGCTTTCCAAATTACAGAAAAACCAAAAGAAATGGAAACTCCTAAAGATGTATCAGGTCAGGATATAGCACCAGATAATCCTCCAGCAAGTGGTTTTGATACCTCTGCTGCTGCTCCTACAGCACAATATCCACAAAAATAATATAAAAGGAAGGTGTATTATTTGTGGAATTGCTGGTTTCATAGGTAAGTCTGTTAATCCAAAATTTACTTATAATCTCTCTAAAAGAATATTTAAACTTCTTGAATATCGTGGAGTACACGCTGCTGGAATCTACGCTATTGATGAAGACAATAATACTTATTTTAAAAAAGAACCAATTCCATCTTCTGAATTTGTTAAAACGGATTACTTTAACAGCATTAAAAATATCAATATGAAATTATGTCTGCTTCATACAAGAAACGCAACAGCAGGTTGTGGTGATCCACATGACAATACTAACAATCACCCATTTATAAGTAAAGATAATAGCAAAATTCTTATACACAACGGAGTCGTTGAAAAAACAGAATACAATATATTAAAAGAATTTTTTCCAACAGAATCAAATTGTGACTCAGAAATACTTCTTCGCTTTCTTGAAAATAGCCAAGAATCAACTGTTAAATCTTTTTCAAAACTAACAGGTCTTATTCCAAAAAGTCAATTTGCTATATCATTGTGCGAAGTAGAAAAAAATAAAATAAAATTATATCTTTATAGAAACCACGCAAGACCATTATATTTCTTTGATTTAACTCAAACTATAGGACAAATATTTTTTTGTTCCACAGTTGAAATATTTCTTCATGCTCTTTCGTATTATAGCAAATCAGATCAAATTATGGAAGAATGCAGTTTTTATAAAGTAAGCCCTTACAAATTATGCGAATTTTCACTCAGTGATAATATCATAAACAAAAAGTTTTACTCAATAAAACTGCATAAAGAGGTGTCACTTGAATACTGATAATTTCTCTGGTCTTGATGTAGATGAGATACAACCAAAAAAATCGAAAAAAGTAAATGGTAAGAAAAAAGGAAATCGTACAGAATTAGAATTAACTAAAATATTATCTAATCGTTTTAATATGCCCTTCACCCGTTCTGTTGGAAGCGGCAATAGATGGGGACAAGTTGAAAAAATGACTGAAGAAGCCACACAAGTCTTTAGCGGTGACCTTGTTGTTCCTAAAGGTTTTAAGTTTGTTATTGAAAGCAAAGGCGGCTACGATAGCATTGATATGAGTGCCGTTTTTATCAAGGGTAATAGTGAACTAGATAGTTTTATGCAACAAGTAACTGATGATAGCAGACGTTGCGGTAGAAATCCTATGGTTTGCTGGAAGAAGACACGCAAACCTTGGCTTGTTTTTGTGCTTACAAGAGATCTTGTTGGTTATGAGTTCGAATATGCAATGAAATACAAAGAATGGACAGGAGTGGCTTTAGATCACATTCTAAAGCTCAACGACGACTTCTTCTATCAATCCTAGCCTATCAATTATTCAAAATCATCAAGATTATAAATAAATGATTGTTTAGGAATATGTCTTTTATTATCTTTGGATAAAAACCAATGCCATCTTGTTGGATGTTCTGGAGTTACTTTGGTGCCCATTCCATCAGTAATAATAAATACTGCTGATGGATATTTTTTGTGTTTTAATTTTTCTTTTTGAATACAATCCTCTATAATGCTAAAACAAGTACCTCCACCACCATAAATTTTACCAGAAGACAAATCAGTTTCTTCAACTTTTGTATCGAAGCAAAATAATCTGATATTAAACTTTTCTTTTGGCAAACTATTAGCAGCTGTGAAAAATCGTTCTGCCAAATTTATACAACTTCCTGACGTATCTAAAAAGAAATAAACATCTGTTTTATTTTTACTAAGATGGAAACATTCTATTTCAGCGTTTGAAGGCAAGATAAGACCGTTGTAAAACCCACTCATTCTTCTAGATTTTCTAATCCATTGTTCTTTTTCAATGCTGGAAAAGCGTAATGTCTCAAATTGCCACTTCTTTATGATTGATTCCCATTTTTTCTTTCTCGATTTTTTAACTTTATTAATTGTCATCCAAGAGCCTTTATCAACTCCTGCATTCTTAATATTATTGATAGCATCGCTTAATTGCTGTTTTTCAGAAGCATCCAATTGATCAATAGTTTGTTTGACAGCTTCTTCAAGCTGTTCATCTGTTAACCCTGAATGGTCATCAACAAGTTTGCCATTACTGTCTCCATTGCCATTGCCACCTCCATTGTTTTCTTTTTGTTTTTCAATTTCATTGTAGTAAAATTCAGTGGATTCATCATCTGGATAAGGAAACCCTAAATACTTTTTATCTTTAAAAACAGTATCAACCCAACAATACTCATTGTTTGAGTCAACATCTTCTTTGATAAAACCAAAATCTCTCACAAGAGAATGATTTACGACAACATCCATGGCTATATTGGATATCTTATTGTCAACTCCTTCAAGAAATCTTGACCCATGTTGAAGCACAATATGCAGTGCTTCGTGGCATATAACAAACATTTTTTTATAATCATCACATTTTTCCCAAAACTTTTCATTGAAAAGAAAGTTAATAAACTTTCCTTCTTTATCAAATTGAACTGCTGCTGTAGGAATCTTATCAGTGAAAAAGGGCTTGCCCATTTCTACAATTTTGTAGAAAAGACTATGATGGCAAGCAAGCTTGTTTTTAAGCCTTTCCCAATCAGAATTAATATCCATTTTGAATTCCTTTCATTACGTTGATGATCCCCAAATTTTCACATTTATTTTTGAAAACTAAGTTCTGAGTAACCTTGACAGCAAACATTTCATCCAGTTTTACATAACATTTATTCCATACTTTTACCAATGAATCCAAATTATGCTGCTTTATAGTTGCTTCCCATTTTTCAATCACAAAGTCCACAATAAATGCTATCGTCTTTTTACAAACAACAATATCTGGATCATCTGGTAAATTTTGCAAAATAATTTTAATTCTATCGTTTTTGTTACAATTTTCTATTTGATTTATGTAATCAGCGTTTGACAAAGATTCAGCAATATCATTAGTAGCAGTTTTGCTTATACTTAAATCTTCTACACTATTATTAGCGTAGTACGATCTTATTTTCATCAATGCCTTGGGATTAGAACCAGCAGTTAATATTTGTGTGATTACATTCTTAAACTCTTGATTACTATCTTTATTTTTTAAGATATAATCAGATATATTCAATTTTTCATCTGCAATTAATAAAGATAATTTTTCTCTTTTCAAAAGAGGAATAAAAAATTCCATGTAATTTTCATTAAGATTAATTATTTTTATTGCTGAAGCATAATTGTTCTCAATATTTAAAAACAATTTTGCTTCTTTTATATTTTTCGTTTCGTATAATTTAGATAATTTCTTATCAATTGGTCCATTACTAATATCTTGTCTAAGTTTACCAATGTTACTATCTTTTGGTAGAATATCTTCTAGAGGAATACCTTTACTCATAAATTGCAAAGCATAATCAAGTCTTCTAGGAGATATCTGTTTTTTAATATTTTCTGGTAAATCATTCCACCAATTAATACTAGCAGCAGCTATATCGTTTCCATACTTATTGCTAAAGTATTCTGTATCACAAGTATATGGAACAACAATTTGATTGGCATGAAAACGATCCTTATGTGCTGGATCTAACCTTTCAACATCATAAGTTCCTTGTTCATCTTCTGGATTGATAGCTGCCCAAACTACTTTCAGGTTAGGAAACTTTCTGCCATTGATTGATTTGAATTGACATAATTCAAGCAAAGCATTTCTAATCTTACTGGGAGATCTGTTGAATTCATCAACAAAAATAGCTTGTATTTTACCTTCATCAACAAATGCTTTTGGAGGTATAATTTCAATACATTTTTTGCCGTTATATTCAACTTCTTTGGGAATTCCGATAAAATCAACCCATGGATCAAGCGTACTTCCAGAAAAGTAAAGCCATGATTCATTTAAAACTAAGCCTTTTTCTTCAAAAGCTTGTTTTACAATAGATGTTTTACCAACACCATGTTCTCCAGTAAGAAGAACATTCATTTCACAGTCGTAGTACTTCTTTAACCTTTCAACCAAATTCATAGCATCCTCCTTGTTTGGATGATGCTATAATAAAAAAAATTTACACGGCTGTCAAGTGAAGATTTGCAAATTCATACGATCAGAAATAAACACATTTTCGCCCATTTCCATGGTAAACCAAACATTGTAAATCCCAACATCTAAATCAGTTGTATCAAGCATATAGTAAGCGTAATTTTTTTCTCTATAATCAGTTGGAACATTATCAAGCACTAATCTTAAGTCTTGTTCGACAGGCACACAGTCTCCACAACTTAGTTCCATACTAATTTTTACATTTGAATTAATAATCAAATTTTCATAATATCGACCAAGGTCGGTTCCTCTTGGAACATTAGGAGTGATCTGGCAAATAACATACTGTTTTGAACCTTTTCTGAAACGATTAGGTCTGAAAGCAAAACTGAAATCATACACAACCGGAATTGGAGTTGTGTACCAAAGTTCTGGATAAAGATTGAATGTATTGATAATTTGGCTAACACCTTCATTTGTTTTGAAAGTGATGTTCCATACATCTACATATTTGCCAACAGTAAACAAAGGATATTCTGCAATTAGTTCTATGTAATATTTGCCTGTTTCATCTTGATTTATATCAACAGAATTTACAGTTCTAACAAGCGTACCATTAGATATATTTTCAATTGAATCATTATCTGGAATTTTATAAATTTGAACATTTTCAATTGACTGAACATTTGAAAATGAATTTTGATTATAAACAAATAATCTTAGAATTACTGTGTCGTCTGGAACTGGGTTCTGATATCTTTCTTTAATAGCCATTTTCTATCTCCTACTTAGACCTTGCTGATCTAAACGCCTTTTCTTGTTCTTCTCTTTCTTTTGTCTTTTGATCAATAAACTTGTCAATAAAATATTTTCTTTCTGCAATTGTTAATTGCATAAAGTCTTGTTTTTTGACATGCAAGTGATAAAGAAAGAAGAACATTTCATCCATCAATGCTTGCCACAACTTCAGGCTTGGACTTAGTTCGCCTTCTTGTTCCGGGGGAAGAAAAAACCTGAATCCAATGGTAAATCGATTTCAAATTCTTCATTAGAATATGGAGATAAAATTGACACGTTTGTCTCCATCCCAAAAGGAGGATTGTTAATTACATTCCTAATATAATTAACATCTTGAATAGGAAGACTCCTGATTAAAACTTTAAGTTCTTCTTTGTCTGAAATATTTTCAATATGATTAACAAGTTGAGCAATTCTAAAAGTCAAAGTGTCATCTGAAGCCATTTCTCCAAGTGACTTTAATTTTGAATCTTTGTATTGCTGCATTTCAGTTTCATCTCTACCTCTGCCAAACCTATAACTAAATTTCAAGTTACTTTTTGGTAAAACACCTGTAAGATTGGAAATGCCAAAATTATCTGGGCACCTAGTAATCTCCAAGGTGTCTAAATCAACAGTAGTTGAAAATTGTCTATCTGTCTCTGGACAGCGCATCTGTACTTCATAATCAGTACCATAGCTAATACCACGAAGATATATAAGAATAAATGTTCTGTCTTGAGAAAGAAAATTTTCTGTTTTAAAGTTTTCTCTAATACATTTGGAAAATATCATATTTATAGCAATACCCTTTTTCACAAATCTCGGCGTAGCAAGAATTTGCTCCTCTTCACCAGTCATAGGACGGATATTAATAACACCATTAGCAGGTCCATCTGTGCCATCATAGAATTTACCTTTGCTTGGCAACACAATCTCTTCATAGTGAGTGCTATGCTGCTTCAGTGTATTTAAGATTGCATTTAGCTCTGGGTTATTATTCATCATAACCATGGCTGTTGCAAGATCTACTTTGTTAGGTTGATTAACATGTCCGGTGTCGCCAGACATTTGCGCTCTAAATTGTGGAGGAATATTGCCAGCAATAACACCGGGAGGCAAATTATTAAATTCTGATGCTTGTTGTCTCAAAGGATGGTTTTCAGGCAAATCAATTGACTGTTCTCTTTGTGGATTATTGTTAGGCATTGATGGTCTTTGTGGTCTAAAAATTTCATCAGACATTATTTCCCCTTTTTTTATTACATGGACTTGAATTTAATTTAGTGTTATTTGTTTAAAACTATATTGTATTAGGAGATTTTTTATGATACAAATCGGTTTCCATAATGTTGCTGAATTAATTTTTCAAAATAATTTAGTAAAAAGTTCATTGCCAAAATATAAACATCTTTTTGATTCATGGGAATTAGCACAAAAAATTCCTCAAATGCGCAGTTTAGGAATACGATCTATTTTGGATTTCATTAATACGATTACAGACAAGGATATAGAAGCAATATCAGAGATATTTAAATTTCCAATTGAAATTATGAAAATGGAACTTGGATCTTACAAAAATGTTATTGGAAATATTGAAGATTTTGAATTACAACTACCTCTTAATATTAATGTGAATGATATGTGCCTTTATAGAAAAGGCGACAAGATATCTGTTCTAATAACAACGGGGTGATTATGTTTGACATCGTTCTTTGGGTCTTTGGTTCTATTGGCATGACCAACATTATTGTTGAGTCAGATATTGGCAGAGCTTTTAAAGACTTGATTAAGCCCTACATCTGGACGTTCCTGATGAAAGGTCTTAATTGCTATCAATGTACAGGTTTCTGGGCAGGAATGTTCACAACAACACTTATGTACGTTTTCAATGAATGGGATTGGCATAAGCTTCCTTTGATATTCCTTGGTGGATGTGCAACTAGTTTCTTCGCAACTTTCTGCGCATTTTATCAAACTTACTTAGAAGCTAACAGTATGATTTCGGATTAACAATGCATACAATTTGTGATAACTGTGGTAAAAAATATCTTGAAAAAGATCTTGAGAAATTAGTAAAAATTTCAAGATCAGAAATTCAAAATATTGTTATGGAAAAAGAAACAGATAAAGAGAAATTTGTTAAACAAAACACTCTTTATAGATGTGTAAGCTGTGGTCATGCTTTAAGGGGAAAGAAAAATGAGCGATCAAGATCAGAAACAATCTAAAGCATATGTTAGCTTGATGGATATCAAAGCTGCTATGAAAGATGAAAACTTTCGTAGCAAGTTACCAGAATCATTGAATCCAGAAATTGAAAAATTTATCAACAATCCTAGTTGTTCTTGTAATGTGCCATTATACAAGAAGATTATAAAAGAAGCAAAAGATCAAGTTCTTGCTTACTTTCCGGGCAAAGAAGTCATGTCCCAAGAAGAAGAAATTGAACGCCTTTCTAAAAACAATTGGCGTGTTATCAATTGCTCAATTGGTGACCTTGAAAAAGAAATGAAAAAACTTCCTCACGGTCGTAAACAAATAGCTATTACAAGATACGAAGATCAAGTAACAATTGTTATCAATGAACTTGATAATTTGTATTGATTATATCATCGTATCATACTTTAATATTAATGTTTTTATGTTAGATAGCATTTTATTAGGATGATTTTTATGCATGCTTGGAATCATTGGCATAAAGTCATAAATATCTCTATGAAATGCCATTTCTAAAGCTTTTTCATAATATATTTTTGCATCCATAAAAAGATTCATTTCATATAAGTAATCTCCCCACAAGTTGATCAATTCTATAAAAGAAGGATATTTTTCAATTATAGAATTGATCAAGTCTATAAGCTCTTGATTATGATGGCTTGCTTTTAATTTTTCAAATACATATTGATAGATTATAAATAATTCGTTTAATTCAATGTCATTAGAGAAAATATATTCTTGTAATTTTACTAACAAGTTTCCTTTGGGCAAATATAAATTACACCATTCTTCATCAAACCTTTTCACATTGGTAAAAGAACTCTTTATAAATATTTTAGAAACTTCTGGAATTTTAGCGTTGCTTCTTTTCGTCTTAACTATCCATTTATCCACAATTAGATTGTGATGAGATTTAAATATCTCTTCTTCATCCCAAAAAAGAATTTCTTCATCTGGATACAATAAGAAAAAGAATTCACCTTCATAGAACAATTCTAATTCAGGAAAAATATTTCTTTTGCTTTTTAATAAGTTCAAAGATTTAATTGTTTTGTCAAAAGTAAAAAAAGATTTATTTGCTATATGTGAGAATTTATTCACACATATTTCTTTTTCTTCTAAAGAATCAACTATGATTGCACAATTTATTTTCATAGATTCACACTATATTTCTAATATGAGTAACCATTATCTTGATAACAAATACCTTGAAAAAAACATTATAGATTTCCAACAAGCTAAAAAGAATAAAAGAAAATATGAATTGTTTCGTCAAGATTACGAAATCCATAAAAAGAATACTGATAAAATTACCCTACAACTAGATGAGGATAAAATTATTCAAAATGAAAAAATATTAAAACAAAGTCAAGATAATTTGGCAAAAGAATTTTTCACTTTAGCAGAAAATATCGTTCGATTTAGAAATTTTCAAAAAATTGATTACGATGACGCTGTGCAAGAAGGCGTATTTATATGTTTTTCTAAAATCGAACGGTTTGATCCACATCGTGGAAGTAAAGCATTTAATTTTTTAACCACATGCCTAATACATCACTTAAGACAAATTTACAGATCAAACAAAAATTTCGAAGAACTTAAGAAAAGATATCAAGAATTTTACTTTGCAAAGATAAGTAGAGAAATTCCTATTAAAAGAATTTGATTTTAATTCAATTTGATGTATATTTAAATTTAGCTTACTAAGCTAACTTTGATTTTTAGGAGATTTATATGAAGAATAGGTTTTTAGAAAGTATCGAAAACGGAGAACTTCTTACCATTCTTGAAAAAAGTTATCTTAAAGAAAAAATTGGTTTGTTGCTTTCAAACGAGAACCTAGTTTATACTAAAAAAGGCAGACTTAATAAGTCTGGCGCTTGTCGAATTCTTAGTATGAAAAATAAAGAATTAGAAACATTTCTTGAAGAATGTCGTAAGGTTCTTGAAGTAGATCAATTTCTCGAACCAGATGAATATAAAAAATTACAAGAAGATAATGGCGAATAACTAAGGCATCATATATGATGATGCTAAATTTATTAATCTCCTGCTGCATGGTTCCCAATATGCTCTATCATATCTGATATCCATTACCACTCTCATAGGCTGATCAGATGTCATATCAGTGCCACCAAAGTCAACAGAAGATGGATATGCATTTACATAATTCCATGCCTCTAAAGCAAAACCGCAACCATCTAACATAAATATTTGTATGTCTCTTTTAAAATTGTTAGCGATGGCACCAAAATAACTCGCACCCGTTTGACCTCTAAAAGCATTTCTTTGTACCGAGTAAATCGAATTAATCCAATTCAAAGCAGGATTAGTTGCAGCTACATCATACAATGTTACTTGAATAGGCTTCCACTCAGGCTTAGCAGCATAAAACACAGTTTCCATTAAATGTGGGACATCAAATTCTTTAAAAGACACACTAGGTCTAGCAGCTTTTTCTTCTATTAAAACTTTATTGTAAACACGGGTTGAACTATTTCCAACATGCGTGACATTAGGAATATGTAACACAAAACGGTTTTGCTTCTTAAATGTAGTATAAGAAGCAAAACCTACACCCATCTTAGGCATAATCGATTTTATCCTTTATAAATTAGCACCCAAACCAGTACCGCAAACAGGAGTGTTGCACAATTCAGGAGCAGCTGTTGCACAATTGTTTTCATACTTAGCATATGAATATCTAAGAGTCATAACAATATTACATTCAGCAGATTCACTATAATCAAGGTCACCAAAGTCGATACTCTTGGGCCAACAGTTTACTAAAGTCCACGTTTCTAAAACATAGCCACAACCATCAAGAAGAATAAGCTTGCCTGTTCCACCATAGCCAAAACCAGCACCAGTTGGATCTGTAGCGTAGCTTCTTTGAGTTGCAGATATTTCTGTCGAATTAGCAACGCCGTTCGCTGGAGCAGCAAAGTTATAAACTCTATTGACCCATCTTAAAAGATTTGAAATAGTTGGATCACCGGGAACAGCAACATCATAGTAAGTGAATTCTAGTTCACTAAATGTTGCTTTTCCGGGAAGCCAAGTCTTACCATTTAGAAAATTGATTTCAGCACTATCATCGATTTCTATTGATGGTCTTTTTGCTGATTTTACATATTTACCAGAAACACCAAAACTGTTAGGACCACCACCACCGATATTTTCAACAGAAAACACCCAACGGTATTTTCGTTTAAAAGCTACGTTGTTTAGCGCCCCAATGCCCATATTATTGATTGTATTAGCCATTAATCCTCCCTTGTTTTTCTTTAATTATGCTAATGTTCTTACTAAATTAAATTCGATAAATATGAATTCGATAGCATAGACTGGCACAATACCTATTCTTGCTCTTAATTCATTTCTTGCGATTACATCTGATGTATTTAATTCATCATCACATTTAACTACGAAATCTTGTGCCCCAGAATTTGCTACAAGCCTAGTAAGTATTTGAGAACAAGCGTTTATAAATGCAGACCTAGTTGCAGCATTATTTGGTTCAAACAAATAATTCTTTGAAATGCTCTTGATGCTTTTTTCAACATAGAACAACATTCTGCGGACATTGATTCTATCAAGAGCGGTTGGCGTTCTTTGAAGAGTCTTTTGTCCCCAAATTACAAATCCACCAACATCAGGATAACTAATAATTGGATTGATAGCGTTGTTATTGCCATACATTAAGTCACGTTCAGCTAATGAAGGTCTGCTGAACACATTATTGATATTTGGAACAACACCTCTAGTTAATCCAGCAGGAGCATACCAAGGACCAGAGATTGAATCGCTTTGACAAATTGCTGCTAGAACAGAGCCAGATGGTGGCACCCAAACACTGATATTATTGAAAGTATCAGTTATGTCCACCCAAGGGTAATACAAAGCAGCGAAATCAGTATCAAGTCTGGTATTGTTCAAAGGATGAACACCATTTTGCCAATTAACGATTTCATTAACTGTAAGACCAAATGGAGGGTCAATAATTGCAAGAGCGTCTTGACGATAAGATTCACAAATATCAATTAGTACTCTTACAACTGCTGTTGAGCTTCTTCCCGGTGTTGCTATCAAGTCGATATCAACTTGTTCTGGTTCAGAGAAAGAATAAAGACCAGTGCCTGCGGTTGGATTACCGATGATTAAATCATCTTGTGTGTCAGGATCAACTGGAATGCCATCAGTACCACCAGTTAATAATAAACCAGTTGTAGACGTATTAGCAGGAGGTGCAGTAACAGCAGTGTTATCTGAAACTCTGATAAAGTTACTAACTGTATTAAGATAAGACTCAACGTAGAAAGAAGAAAGTTGGTTCTTGGTTAGATTTCCCCAAGATTCAACTTGTTGTCCATTATTGTAGACCTGCATCTGGAATGTGCCATCATAAGGATTAGTTGTAATAATTACTCTTGTCTGATTGCCTTCAATACCGGGACTATCAGCGAAAATAGTAAAACTCTTTGATCCACTGCTGTTTGCACCACCAGTTACTTTGCCAGCTTGTGCAGTTAAACCACTTCCAGTAGCTTTTACAGGAGAATCACCAGTAGCAGTAATATTGCTTATGCCAAAAATGCTATCCATTGAGCTTTCTGATTTAACAAGTATTTTACTACCTGAACCATAAGCTAAAGTTGTAAGAACAATATGATCAGAACCATCATCGGAAGCTACAAAGCCACCAGTAAGAGAATCAATCTGGGTGTTGATTTCATCAACAACTTCGGCTGTTGTATAAGGACCATTGTTTAGAACTGATAGATCGATAATTTGAACAACATCATCGATATTAACATTTCCTGTTCCTGTTACAACTACTTGCAAAGCGTTAGCCAAATCAGTTGGATCTAATGTATCAAAATCCCAGCTGCCAGCAGAACCTGAAGATGGATAACGATTTGTAGAGCCAGTTAATTCTGCTTGGGTCATGCTAGTGCCAAGACCAACAATACTGTTTATTCCACCGTATATCGAATTCTGGTGGGAGACTAATTCAATAGAAGCTCCTACGCCGTAAGCCCAAGTAGACTTAACTCCTAAAGTTTCGCTTGTTGTTGCTACAAATTGAATTCCATCAATCGATGGATTAAGCTGAGAGTTTAGATAATCCACAAGTTCTTCAAGTGTATAATCTGTTGGATAATCTGGATTTGTTGTTGGATCATTCTTAGGAACAATAAGAATTTTGCTTGCAAGAATATTATTTAGTTTCCAACTAAAATAACCATCTTCGACAAACTCAAAAGTTCCTCCAGCAACTGGTGTGATACTAGGAGTTCCAGTGCTTGAACCGATAATATCAACAAGTCCACCAGTAGATGGAACTAAAACTGAAGCAGAATTTGCTTGAGTATTACTAGTTGGATCTGTGTCCGCTACTCTGGTAATTACAACCTCACTCGAAACCCTAAGAACTTGCTGTGCAGCATAGATCAAATAAGGATCACTTGTGTCAGGATGTGGATTACCAAATTTGGTAACAAGATCAGTCAAAGTTCTTACACTTGTTGGTGTGTTGATCGGACCCTTGCTAGCAAACCCAATTAAACCGACCTTATGAAAGCTTGTGGTTGGGCTAACAAAAGTGAAGTCGTTTTCTGTGATTCTCACAGAAGGGCTAATTGTGTTGCTTGCAGGAAAGCCTCGTAAAGTTGCCATTTTACTTTTCTCCCTCAGTCAAAATATTATTTGGTACATATCTAGTCTTGATAAGACCCATTTTTTCTACTCTTTCTATATATGCAGTAGACCTTTCATCTTCTAAATTATAAATATTTTTTTTACATCCGATACCCGGAATATTTAAAGTTGTAAAAGAATTTATTTTTTTCTTGCTCTTTATAACAAGTTGAACTGGATGCTTGCAAATGTTTGTTATTTCTATCATAATCGTGGTGCCATTTCCTCAATTTTAGCTATTACTTTGGTAATTTTATCTTCATCTACAGAATTTACCAAATCTGTTTTTACAACTTTGATCAAAGAATCATATATTTTTGCTGGCATAGGAACGAATGTTTCTGCTGTTAAGCCAAATTGGAACTTTATTACTCTTTGAGCCGCATCGCCCGGTTCAGTATTAAGGTTACTAGCAATAGAATCCAATTTAACAATCACTTCCTGCAAAACTCCTCTTACTTTTATGTACGCTACTAAACTGAATTTTGTAACTATTTGTTCAAATATTTGATTCATATCTTCTAATTGCATTGTCCAAACATACATTGTATAAGAAATATTAATAGGTATCCCTCTGCCAATCCCAAACAATGTAGACCTGTTCGAAAATTTTTCTGATTTATCAGGCTCTCTGCCTGTATAAGCATCCACATAACTCATTGCTTGATGATAAGTATATCTCTTAGTATCAAATTCATAACCAGTTGAGCTAATTGCCATCATGGGCAATATAATTCTGTCAACAACAAGTGTTTCATCTTTGCGAACATTTTTTTGCAGAATTGCAGCAACAGCTCTTTCTTGTGTTGCCCAAATTATTGGAACTTGAACTGCTTTTCCATCTTCATCAATTACAACAATATTTCTAAAAAGATCCATGACACCTTCGTCGGTGCCTCTTAATGCCTTTGAATATCGATAAATTGTATTTTCGTTTAACTGACTAGCTGGCTCATTAACTATTTTTCCGGCTTGCATTGGATCACAGTTATTGGCTGATCCATTGCCAAGATTGTTGATAAAATTATCTTGTAACCAGTCAGAAGCACCATTATTATTAACATTATTTTGATTATCAGGTTCCATGTGGCAATTCATGCCCGGAGGTGGATCAATATTATTGGAAATATTTAATAAACTTGAATCTGGACAAGGATTAATTTGTTTTTCTTGGTGATTCATATTTTGCGCTGTGTTTGGCATAGAATTATTTAGTCTTATTTGTTTTAATTTTCACTGTAATAAGTTATGGAAAATAAAACCAAAGTTATGTATCGCACTTACGGGACTAGTATTGCTCCTCGTAAAATCAAGATTGAAATCCCCGGTTTTGCTGGGGAAACAAACGATCATACCAATGGAAGTAAAGCTCAACCATTTCATTGCTTGCCATTTATAGATGGAAGTACCTATGGTCTAGAATTAGTATATCACTTCAACACAACAACAATTGTTAAAAATGTAAAAGGAAAATTAATATTTGAAGGTGATTGGTCTAAAGAAAAATTAAATGTAAAATATTCAACCATTCCACCTTTTGGTACATTTGCTGAAGGACATTACGGCTTTACGTCAAGTCTTGACATCATGCCTCCACCGGGACATATCGTCAGAATAGAACCACATCCAAGTTTTTATACAGACCCAACTTGGCAAACACCATGCGCTGTTCCCGGTCATATCCAAGGGGAATTTTGGAGTAGTATTTTCTTTGTAGTATTTAAAGCACCTCTTGAAGGTCAACAGCAAATTTTTCAAAAAGGAAAACCTTATGCACAAATTTTCATTTTACCCAAAAAAGTAAATTATGAAATTGACGAAATGCCTGCTGAAATTAAAAAATCAAGAGAAAAAAGGAATGATATTATATTCAACAATAGAAGAAAAGTTGCTAAACATGTGTGGAAAGATAGTTTGAATCAAGAGTTTGATGACAAATATAAGCAATTAAAAACTATTTTTGAGAAAAAAGGAATTGCAGGTGTTGATGAATTTCTAGAAAAACTTGTAGCTTGCCCCGTGGTTAAAGGCAAGCTACGATATAAATTGGTAAATTATAATAAATTAAATAAACGCAAACCTTAGTAGCCGCCTCCCATGCCACTACCTCCCATGCCACCACCCTGACCGCTGCCGCCCATGCCGCCGCCCATGCCACCGCCACCCATGCCGCCGCCAAAGCCACCACCCATGTCTCCACCGCTCTGATTACCGCCGCCTTGGTCCCCACTCATGTTTTCCATGCCTCCCATAGGTGGACCACCCATTTCTCCTGCATTTGACGATTTTTCTTTACCTTTATTTCCTTCTCCCTTTTCATCTTCCTCTTCTTTATCCTCATCCTCGTCTTCATTCTCATCTTCATCATTACCCATAACGCTGTTTATCAAGTCTTCAAGTTGCTTTATCAAGTCCTCAATTTGCTGACCTTTGTCTTCATCTGCGGATTTAAAATTTTCAACTTGATCTTTAAGAGTTTGCAAACATTTTTTAATTGTTTCTTCATCTGCTCCACCTTCGCTTGGAGCAACATTTGATTCATCTGTATCGGCAGGATTAGAACCATCGCCCATTTGAGCATCAAAATTCCCCATCTGATCTTGAGGAATTTGAGAATTAGCATTAAAATTGCCACCACCCATGTTGCCGCCACCCATATTGCCGCCACCCATGTTGCCGCCACCCATGTTGCCGCCACCCATGTTGCCGCCCATGTTACCACCGCCCATGCCTCCACCCATGTTGCCGCCCATGCCGCCGCCCATGCCGCCACCCATGTTGCCGCCCATGCCACCGCCACCCATGTTGCCTTGTTCTTGCATAATCTTATTTCTCTTCATCTTCATAATGTCGTACATTTCGAAAAAAGTCTTCATTTTTGCTCCTATATCAATATGAAATCTTAAACAATTTTAAAATCAGCATCTTCAGTTTTGCCAACAGAACTTCCACTAACAGTATCTTCTTGGAATCTTTGGCAAACTAATTGTATTCTCAATGCATTATATAGTTTAAACTCGCCTAATTTTCGTTCAATAATGATCCAATCTTCATTAAGAAATGGAGTTTTAACTCTACTTCCAATCTTAGGTGGATGTCCAATTTCTTTCAAAACTGCACGATAATTTAATTCAAATGTCATTTCATCTGGAGAATCAATACCAAATGCAGTTTGCATATTTTGTGATGGAACTGGTTCGTAAACGCACCATAATTGTATTGGATTTTGACTGTAAATCTTTGCTCTTGACTCAAGATACAAAGGATCTACGTTGTTTATGTCAATAAATAATTCAAAGTAAAATAAAGGAGAGCCACCAAGTCTAATCGTTTCTTCATCGTAAATATTAAATAAATCTCTTGCAGGATTCTGGTCATCAAATTGCTGCAAGCTTCCTGTCGGACAAAACGGTTTACCATCAGGTTTGTATATTGTCATAATATAATCCTTTAAGCACAACTGTTAAGAGAAATTTGAGATGTGATAAGAACTTGACCGCCACTACTGGGTAGTTGGAAAGGAGCAGCAGTAAATCTTTCTAACCAAAGCAATCCACCAGCTATGTTTGTTACATAATATCCATAAATTGTAGCACTTGTTGACATATTGAATGTTTGTTCAGGATAACTAGCTGTAGTAATTCCGCCAACTGATGTTGAAACGCTCCAACTTGAAGAAGTAAGAGTTATGGCAGAATAGCCTGTTGATGTCACTTCAGTAATATCTCCAACTGTAGTATTGGAACTTGGTGTTAAATTATTTGAATAAAGATGTAAAATTGTATTTGTGGGAGTAGCTATATTAAGCATGTTATTCAAAATGGTAACTTCGCTAACATTTGGTATTACGAGAGCCATAAAATTCTCCTTCTATTTACTAATAATATATAGTCATGGCAGTGTACAAAAAAGATGGAAGTGTTTATAAATTGACTGGACCAAACATTTTAATGTTTACCCAAGACAATTGGGGCGCATTTACGACTCATAATTTGAAAAATTTATCCAACTTTAAAATAGAATCTAATATTCCGCATGTTGTATTAGGATCTAGGAAAGAATCAAAACCTCCTGAACAGCCAAAAATCATTGAAGAAAAGCCAGAAATTAAACTTTCAGAAAAAAACAATCAAAAAAAACTTGTTATTCCTGAAAATTCAAAATTTATTCAAAAAACAAAAAATGAATATGAAGATTTTGAAAAAACAATTATACATTGTGCTTTAGCAAAAATGGAAGAAAAAAAAGATAGTCTTTATGGTGACGTAGCTGTTAAAACGAAATTTGTTGAAAAATTTACATTTGAATCAATTGTTTTGTCTTTAAATGATTTTACGTTTATTTTTTGGACAATGCTAGACAAACTAACAGTTGGTTCTGTTCTTTATCCACAAGATGACTCAAAAAGATGGTGGGAAATAAAAGAAATTGAAAGTGTTCCCGGTGGTTACAAAGTTGTTTGTGTAATCGCTAGAAACACTCCTTCTTTTTAACCTCTCATTGTATCGTTTATTGCTTCTTGCATTCTTTGCATGACAGCATTTACATTTGATGCCTGACCAATTCTTGTTTTTTTTGTACCTGATGAACCCAAATTTTTCTCTGAAAGCCTATCACATATATCCATAATCAAAAATCTTAAAGTTCTTTCTATTATGTTATAAGTTTCTGCTTCATTTGCTTCTTCTATATCAAATTTTCCTATATTTCTTAATGCTTTGTCTCTAATAAGTTTTTTGAATAATTCATATGCTTGAGGATGTGTTACTACTTGATTATTATTGACAAATGTTTTAAATATTATGTTATATGGTCCTCTATAATTACCTTTTATATAACTTTTTACAAATGCATCAAAATGATTTTGTCGATTATTTAAATAACTCATTAATTGGTTTAAACTGTTATTCAAGTTAGTTAACCTTGCACCAACATCTAATTGAAAGTTACTATTAGGATGAACACCGCCAGCAATGGTTAAACCTCTTTTGTCTAATTCTTCTGGAATAGATTCTCTATTTGAAAATTGATAAAATATTTTTTTCCTTTTTTTGCCTTTTTTACCTTTTTCTGCAATTTCTCTAACATTATAATGATGTCCAACTGCGTTTTCTCTGTCTAGCCTTGCAATAAGGTCTCTTAAAGTTCTAACCATTTGTGGGTTATTTTCTTTTTTTGCAGCATCAATTTTTTCTCTTAATTTGGCTTTAGCAACATCAATATTAAATAAAATTTTTCCACTATGAAGTTCTGGAATAACATCCCCTTCTATGTCAATATTTGGCTCACTTGGATGTGTTAATTCTGTTCCTTTTTCTGGATCAATTACGTTACCATGATATCCTTCAATTTTATAACTAAGAAGATCTATGTCGGCTAATGATGTAGACAATTCTCTTTCAAGAGGATTATGAACATTTGAACATATAGTTATTAATTGTTCTAATTGGTCATCAGTAAAATTATGAGCATCTTCATTTCCTATTACTCTTTGTAAAGCATCAGGAAATCTGCCTGACATTGCGAATCGGTAAGCATAGGCAGTTCCTGTTGGAGTTTCAATCATTAAATTAAATTTATTTCTTAAAAAATTAAAACTTGCTTGATCAATACCTTCTTCTGTTTCTAGCATTTTTTCTAGACGGTTGATATAAGCTTTGTAATAATTTGTTAAAGCTGGTTTATAAATTACTTTGTCTGCTAAGTCAACAGCCTCCCTACCAGCCAAATAACGTGTTCTTGGTCTTATTCTATGTGCTTCTTGATCTGCAATAGATCTTGGTTCGTTTAATAGTGATTGTGCTGAAAAACCAACCCATTTTTGCAAATTTTCTATAATTTGATCTTTTTCAGGACAAGTAAAACCATTTGTATACCAACTACCATCTTGTTGATCATCTGGAATACTAGGATCAAAATTACTAATTGAGCTTAAGTCAAATCCTCTGTCACTTGATCCTTTTGGTCCTTCAATTCTTGTAACTAATTCTGCAATATAATTATTTCTTATTGTATGACTGTCTTCATTAGTGCTATGTCTATGCCTTCTTGCAAAAGTATACAGAGTCCTTCCGTATGTTATATTCATCCATGCACCACCACCATCTGGTCTTTCGGATAAAAACATATCGACAGCATTTTTTGCATTATCATAAGCACTATCTTGAATTCTCACTGTTTCTTCTTCCGTATCACCTGTAGGATGGTCAAGATTGCCTAATATGATATCTTGTCTGAATCTTATTAGGTCATAATAATTTAATTGGACAGGATTACCTTTTGGGTTTTTTAGTCCTTCTAAAGGTCTGCTTCTTGCTTCTTCTCTTTTTAACAAAGCGGTTGGTAAATCAACGCAATAACGCTGAGCAATAGCCTTTTCCCATAGTCTTGCTGGGAATTGTTTAAGGAATTTCATATCATCATCGCCAAATAAATGAAAGTCATGATTAATATGTCCAGCAAAGTATTCACTAAAAAGTTTCATACATTTTCCTCAATTTTATTCTTTCTTTATATATATCAACATGGGAAATTCTTGTGCTTCAAATACGATGTACTTTAAGCGACCAACTGCTGAGTCGCAAAATTGTAGTACAAATAATTTTAATCTTGGCGTTTCTGATCCTTTAGATATTGGAGAATTGAGTCCTAGACCAAATAGGACAAAAGTTAAGTCACAATTAAGAGATTATATCCTTTTAATGTTGGGTGCGCCTGTTGTTACTATTGAACTTGATAGTCAGCAATTAGATGCAGCTGTTGATTTATCCATGCAAATTTACGAAGATTATGCACCAAGAGAATTTTTTCAATATCATGTGTTTAATTCTGTTCCCGGTAAAAGTATTTATACATTACCACCTGATGTTGGTTTTGTTAGAAATGTATTTTACAAACAAATGGCAACATTTAGTTTTAGTTCGTCTGATCTTGGTGGGGCAATACCTATTGAATATTTTTATCCCGGTGGCGCATACGCATCAATTACAGGTGGCATGATTGACTCTGTGACACCTATTTGGGGTCGTGTTGGGGAATGGAGTCTTTATAAAGAATACGAAAGAACTTATGCTCGAAGTGCTAGTAATTTAGGTGGTTGGGAATGGTTAGGCGATTATCAAAATATCAAACTTTATCCAATTCCAAGAAGTCCAGTTGCGGTTATTGTTCATTATATACAAAAGAACAAGGATTGGCAGCGTGTGAACCAAGCAATGCAAGAAGGCGCTTTAGCTCACGCAAAGATTATGCTTGGTCGAATCAGAAGCAAGTATACTACTTTACCCGGTGCTCAAGGTGGTGTGCAACTTGATGGTAAGGATTTGATAACTGAAGGAATCCAAGAGAAAAAAGATTGGGAAGAAAGATTGATTAACAGGTATGGAGATATTCCTTATATTTCTATGGGATAAAAAAATGAATAATAAAAATCAAAAATTTGATGAAGGATCACAGAATTCAAGATATTCTGTTGAAGTCAATTTTGATACGACTAAAGATGATTGTTTAATTTCTTACGCAAAGATTATGCTTGGTTATATTAGCGCCGCTATGAAGAAAATGAATTATCATGTAAAATTAGTGTTTTCAGAAAATCCGTTAAGATTAATTGTTGCTTCTAGAAATTGGGATGATGGTGAATGGGTGGGGATGATTTCTTATAACGAAGGAAAAGACCATTTCACTATTTCAAAAGGTTTTTACAATAAACTTAATAAAACTGTTTCTGTTGAAGAAACAAATGTTCTTGAAAATCCTATAAATGCAAAAATTTTGTCCCACAAATTGCGGGACATAATGAAAAATTTGGAAGACAAAAAAGATCGTTTCGTGCCTAGTTTCAAAAAATTAAGAATTAATCAGTAACAATTTTAATTCCAGAAGCTGGACTTTCGACAAGGAGGATTGGTTCTGCACCTTCACCCTCATTTTCGTTTAGAAGCTTCTTCTTACCAACAGTAACATGTTCCACTTTACCTTCATTTGTAATAACAGGTGGTTGATCAAGAATTAATTTACTTTCCACAATAACCTCTTTTCTTACATGAGGACCAATATACCTAAGCATTCCAACCTTGACATATTCTTGAAAACTTTTGTCAGCAGCAAATTTTGCTCTTGGCTTTATAATTGTTAAGCCTTTGTGAGCAGGCTTGGGAAGCATCAAATCATAGTCATGATGATTTTCAAAAATATGCAGTTCTGGATTGTTCATAACTATATAATAGTCATGAATAGCAAAAATAAAATGCCTGAATGGTACGAAATTTATCCGCAAGGAACTTTAGAAGGCGAAGAAGAGAAGAAATTTTTCATTAGCTTAACAAGAAATAAGAAATATAAAAATTGGCGCAGTGTTTCCGCAATATCTAAAGAAACAAATATTCCAGACAAAAAAATAGAAGAATTAATTTTTAAATACAACAAAACAGGATTAGTTATCCAAAATCCATCAAATAGTGAATTTTGGGGATATTATCACAACAATCTTGACATTATTCCAAAAAAACAAGGATCGGTTATTGAAGAAGAAAGAAAAAAGCTTTTAAATAAAAAATTAAATCCTTCACCTTAAATTTTAAGCCATTCTTTCATGATGAGTGTATTTGAATTGACCATGATCTACTTTTCTATCATCAACTTTTGGACCCATCTTAAATAAAGCGTCAGCAGCTGTAGGCATAAAATAACCAGCAGGATAATGAGAACGAATATAGGCATCGGGATAAGCCCAATGGGCTATCCCTGTTCTTCTTATTGATTCAAAAAGATCTGAATCTCTCTTTTCTATATATTCAATAAATTTCATTATTATGCCCCTAGTTCTTTAGGACCACCTCTCGCAATCTTGGTAGCTTGTAGTTTAAATGCTGCGTCAGCGGCAGTTGGGTAGAAGTAACCGTCTGTGTACTGACCTCGTGCATAAAGGCTTGGATAAGCATAAGGAGCGATACCACCACGCTTAGCATTTTCGTTAACAGTTGGAATCCTGAGATTGTTGTCACTAGCCCAATTTGTAAATGTTTTCATTTATTTGCTCCAAAAAAAAATTCCCTTATTCTTATTTAGATAGATCGCTTCATTTTTATATAAAACATGCTTAAAAAAACACTACAATTGACATGTACAACTATTCAAGAAGTTGAAGAAAACTTAGGTGTTGAAAAGATAACAATATGCCCAATATGTAAAACATTTTGTAATATGGACGAAATTAACAATCAGAATAATTTTTGTATTTATTGCTCAAAAAAAATAGATCAATTTAAGCAAATAAAAGTGTTTACTTTTAAACCATGTTTTTATTTTTTTTACAAAATAGGAATTTCTAAAAATGATTTAGAGTCATTGGAATATGAGCAAATGAAATTTGGAATAAGAAATAATTTCTTAGAATATAATTACAACAACATGATATGGTATGTGTATAACGATATAGAAACAAGTATTTTGTATAATAAAGTTTTAGAACTTTTTGATTTTTATAAAAAAATAGAATTTAGTAATAAGATGTGCATAAAGAACAGTATCGATAAATATAAACACATGTTTGTAAACAAAAAAAAATATATTTCTGTTAACATGGTTGTTTCTGACTTTTCCAATGATGCATTAAATTTTTCAAGTTTCTTATCAAGAGAACGAATTTTTATTTGACATAATTAGCGAATAATACTAATTTAATGGTGTTACTATTGCGTCCTAATTGGACGCTAGGTGCATGTGAAGGAGAGAATAATGACCACGGTAAATAAGAAGATTGTTAAGTCTATTGCTAAGGCTTCTGTTAAGACTGCTGTTAAGAGTAAGACAACTCTACCCGCTAACAGCATTCGCTACAAGATTATCACTAAGCTTGATGGCGCAAACGAAGTCTATGAAGCAACAGCAGAAATTTCGGGATTTAAGGCTACTAAGGTTCTTCGCAGTGATGGTGGAACTGTTTTCACTACTCGTTCTGCTCTTACTAAGGCATGTCGAGATCGAGCAAACGCTTTAAAGCGTTTGCCTATTTTTGATCTTGGCACACTTTCTTCGGCTAAGAGTCCTAAGTCTAAGAAAGTTTCAACTTTTATGCCAACAAGTGGTGTTTGTCCGGTTACGGGCGTGTCAGCCTGAAATTGCCTTTAAATCAGAAAGACAAGACTCGATCACATTTTTAAATGATCGAGTTTTGTCTTTTCTACATATCTTAATATTGGGATACCATTCTGAACAAGATTCTGTCTTACCCCAACGCCAATCAGGTTTATCGCTTACAATTACAGTGCTGGGTATGCCTACAGATCCTGCGATATGAATTGGTAAACTATCTATTCCAATAAAATAATCCATTTTTTCTAGCCATCCAACTGTATCTTCAATTGATTCCAGTTTATCTGACAAATCAATAATTTTGTATTTTTCTAAATTATTTGAATAGTCAACAATATTGTCTGAATAAGAATATTTTCTTGGTCGTTTATCTTTTTGAAAAGAATAAACTTCATATTTGTCTAAATCTATTTGACTTAAGAAATCTTCTGCATAACAACTTCTTTGATAATCCATTGGGTGTGACGCATTTCCTGCCCAAACAATTCCAATTCTTTTTATTGTTTTTTTATATGAGTAATTGCCAAGTTTGTAAGGTTTTGGAATTTCTTTTATTCCCATGTGATAAGGTAAGCTTAAAAGTGATATTCCATACTTTGTTGTTGGTTTTATTTCTTTTTCTACTCTCAAATTTTTACAAATCAATTGAAAATTTTCATTGGCAACAAAATAAGAATTTTTATATTCGTTTTGAAATTCCTGAACAAATCTTAAAAACATTAAATTATCACCGATCCCTTGTTCCATGAAAACACAAAAATCCATATCCTTATTTAATTTTTCTGGTTTTTGAAGCTTGTTAATCTCCATGTATTTTATCAAATTAGAATAACACTTGTATCTTGCTTCATAGTGACTCCATGCTAAATCATATTTTTTTTGAAAAGCTAAAGAATAAAAATAATCTACCTCTACATCTTTATGACATTCTTCATGCTTTAAAGCTAATTTAAAACTTATTTCTGACTCCTGATATCTTCCAATATCAGCTAAACAACAAGCTTTGTTTGCATGGTAATACCATTGATTCGGATCAAGTTCTATGGCTTTATTAAGTTTTTTAATAGCTATATCATGTTTATTGATTTGAGTTAATGGTAATGCTTGATTGCAGTAATAAGCTGCTTTTTTATCATTAATAATAATAGCTTTTTGAGCTGCTATTATAGCTTCAACAAATTTTCTTTTATCTTTCAAATGAATTGAATAATTGTTCCAATCATCAGGATTGTTGTATCTTTCACAAATTTCAGGGAATAACTTGTCATTTTCTGCTATTTTGCCTAGTTTTTGTTTTATTATTGTAAGCAATTGGTGATATTTATGTTCATCAAAAACTTTAACAGCTTGTTCTAATATCGTATCGGCAATTATGAAATTTTTATATTTCAATAATTCTTTCAACTTATCATCAAGGTTTTTTTTTGTTTCTTCTAAATTAATTTCTGTATTTTGTTCCATAAAAATATTCACTTTCATATATATAATAGTTAAATGAGGTGTAATGAAATTTGATCAATTTCTAAAATCGAGGAATAAATTAATAAATATTTTGAATGAAACAAGAAACGAGTCTCCAGAGAAATTGTATTAAAAAATATGATAGAGAGGTTGAGAAAATCATTTAAATTACACTGGTTTTTCAGGAGGACTTATGGCTTGCGGATGCGGAAAAAAAGGTAATTTACCTCAAAGAAACGTGAACGGTGCTAAGCCAGCTATTAGACAAAATATAGTTCGATCTGCTGGCAATAATCAACCACAAATACAAACTGAACAAACTACTCCTGTCGGGATGGATAGAAATCGTCTTGAAATTGAGAAGAAAAGAAGAGAATCTATAAGAAAATCTTTAGGAAAAATGATTTGAATAAGTATATACACAAAATCAAGTTTTTTGGAGAATAAACATGCTAAATTATGAAAAATGGAAAAAGCTCAATGAAAGCTTTATGATGTCTAACCCAATGAGAGTAACATCTCCAAAAGGACTTTTGGCTTACACTCCTCTTCATGAGAAGATGGAAGATGAAGACATGGAAGATGAAGATGAAGAAGATATGGAAGATGAAGAAGATATGGAAGAAGAAGATGAAGACGAAGATGAAGACGTAGATGTAGACATGGAAGATGAAGACGAAGACGAAGATGAAGAAGACATGGAAGATGAAGAAGACATGGAAGATGAAGACGAAGATGAAGAAGACATGGAAGATGAAGAAGATGATCATGAAGGTCATCATCACCACGAAGAAGATGACGAAGAAGATGAAGAAGATGAAGATGACATGGAAGATGAAGTAGACATGCAAGATGAGACTGGCGAAGTAGAAGTTGTTGAAGATGGAGACGAAGACAGTCCTCACGATCATGGCAAAATGGTTGTTGCTAAAAAATGTGGTTATTGTGGCTCATACATGAAGGCAGAAAGTACTAGCACTTTTGATAGCACTCCCGATTTTCAGGAATGGCTTGAAAGCGTTAACTCAATCATTAATCCTCGTATTAACAGCAGATTGAATGGCGATATTCTTAACGAAGGTGCTATTCCGCCACAGTTTGTTAAGTACATAAAAGCAAAGAAAAAGGGTAAAAAAGTTTTAGATAAAACTCCAAGCAAGAAGGGCAAGAAGGTTCCTGTAAAGAAAAAAGGCAAAAAGACCGTAAGTAAAAAGCCAGCGAAGAAATGTAACTGCAATTCTACAGAAATGAAGGTAATGCCTAAGAAATCAAGATGCATGACTAGCAAAAAGTCTTGGAAAAATTCACCTAAGAAGTGAATGAAATAAAAATTCAATTAAACCCCTGATGCAGTTAGTATCAGGGGTTTAATTATTTTATGATTAGATGTTTATTATGTCAACAATTTGTTTGACTAGTTCGTTTGGCATAAAATTATAAATAAAATTTAATAGTTTAGAAGCTTTTGCCCTGTCACAATTATTTATGGTATTTCTGATTACCATATCATCGTATCCAAAACAATTGTATGAAATTTTTTCATCCACTTCATTTATAGACCAAAACTTTTCCCATATTTTATCTTGCATTGCATAATAGACAAATTCGACAATATTGTATATTAAAGCAATATACTCAGGTTTAGTAACCCACCAAGAACTTAATACTCGATATTCAATCCCATAAATTTTAGAACGATATGCTCCAGCTTTCCCAAATGCTTGTCTTCTGTTGGCTTGCGTCATATCTTTGTCTAAAACTACGCTTGGTATTCCTAAGAATAAATCAAGCATATAAACAAACAAAGGCTTTACAACGGGATCTTGTAAGTTTTTATCGTTAACATCTATTCCGATGTGAATATGACCGCCACATGTTCTAAATCTACTATTCTTTATAAAATTTTCAATATCTTTGTTAAATTCTAAAGTATAAGCATTTGTTTCATCGTTACATCCGTTTTCACTAGCATTTTCATCTTTTGTTATTGATAAGTCAATAATTGACGCAGCAGTGAAATTTAATTTACAAGGAGCAGCCAACTTTTCTAGAAGATACAATCCATTTGTAATGTTTGCTACAAAATCTTTGCCATTATCACATGGAGGAATATTAAATTCTGCCAAAATGTTATCATAATAAATTTTTATTTTTTGCTTTTTGTAAGGATCGTGCTTTGATTGTTTAATATGCTTTGCAGCATTAACAATCTGATTAGATGAATCACGCAGAAAGCATTCGACATCTGATCCGATTTGCACTGGATGCTCCTTGGTGTGACAAATTAAATTAGAATTGTTAAACAAATTATTCAAGTTAAAAGCTTAATTTACTATATATTAAATATAAACGGTGATAATTCAATGCTTACAACAAGTGATATAGTTTTTGTTTTTAGTGGTGGTCAAGGTAACTATGATCCATTTCAAAGTATTGGTGGAAATCCTTCAGTTATTGAAATTGGTGAAATATCTCAAGGTCTTTTCAATTCGTTAACAGATGAACAATTGAAGTCAGGCATAACTGATTATAGATGTTTCTATATCTTCAATCAAAGTGACACTGAATCATTGTATGATTTTTCTGTTTACAATCAAAATTCCAGTTCAGCTGTTTGTTATATAGGATTAGATAAAAAGAACGATATTCAAAAAATAACATTAAGCGGTTCTCCAATAAGCGGCAACTTGGTTCTCAATTATGATGGTGATGATTTTACAGTAGAATTTTCTTCTAATACACAACAATTAGCTTTGAATTTTCAACAACAGTTGATTGACTTGGGATTGCTTGGTGTAATTGTAACAACTGAAGCTAAAACAGGTTACTATAATATTCTTATAAATTTTGAATCAGATTCTGGATTTAAATATCATCCTTTAATTTCACTTGTTTCAAACAATCTGTCTCCGTCTACTGAATTCTTTATTAACAAAATTCAAGATGGATCACCAATAAATATTATTGTACCAAAAACACAAAGTATTTTATCAGAACCAGAAAATATTACTTTTGATCTTATTACCCCTATTAATCCAATATATTTAGCAAGTTTAAAACCTAATGAAGGTATCCCGATTTGGCTCAAAAGAGTAGTTCCGGCAGGAACATCTAAAAGTGGAGCACTAAACTTTCAATTTAAAATAAAAGGGAGAATCATATCTTGACAAAAGTATGTCCTATCTGTAAATCAGATTATAAGCATATTGCAAACAAGCATAGGCTAGGATGTTCTTTTTGCTATTTTACCTTCAAAACAGAAATGTATTATGTATTCAAAGTAAAACAAGATAATAGTTATACTCACAAAGGTAAAATACCAACAAATTATATTGACCCCATGAGCATGTTTATAAATAATCAAATTGACAACAAAATAACTAACGATGTAATCAGAAAAGATTTGAAAGAAAAAATTAATTTAAGTCATTTCCATGGAGATTAAAATGAAAAATTGGCAAGGAATCATGAAAATTGATGAAATCATTCAAAAAGATCATGATGGAAAAGTAATCTATAAAGAAGAAAATATCTATAACATTCTTCACGCCCAAGGTGAAGAAAGAATCTTATCAGCGGTGTTTTTAGGTGGTCCTACGAACAACACATATATACCTTCTAATTATTATCTTGGGCTTGATAATAGAGCTACAATCTCATCTAATCAGACATTGGCAAACTTGTCAGGAGAACCATCCGGGAACGGTTATAGCCGACAACCAGCTAGTTCTGTTACAGGATTCTCTATTGTAAACAATGGTGGTGTTTATCAGGCAAGAAGCAATGTAATTATATTTGCTGCTGTAGTTGGATCTTGGGGTCCAGTAATCAATCTGTTTCTGACAGATGCAAGTTCTGGAACATCAGGAAATCTTTATAGCACAGCTGTATTGGCTTCTCCTATTATTATCTCTGCCGGAGAAACAATTAGCGTTAGATTTTCTTTGGCTCTAAAAAATTGCTAATCTCATCCATAAAAACATAATTATTCATTAATAAGCTTATATCAGCAATGCATATGTAATGCGAATTACTTTTATCAAGTATGAAAAATGTTAATTTTTCTTTTCCATCATTGTCAGTATTCAGAATATCTTCAATGTCTATTTTAAGTTTTTGTGGATTAAAATTAATTGTAATATAACTGTCTTTTATCGAATTTTCAAACTGTTTGTTTTTAACAATAACTTCGCTTTTTCTTGAATTGGAGTTTACTCTGTATCTTGTTGCTAATTCCTGAACAAAAGAAAAATCTAAGTTTTTTTTGTTTTGATTTATAATTGTAGTAAAACCTTCACCTTCAACTTCCCTGCCTTCATGTAGATCATTTCGAGCATCTTCAGATAAGAAAATCATGTGATTGTAAATGTCGTTCATAGTGTTTACTATACACTCCTTCCATAAGGGCACACATCATGGTAGTCGCATCTTTTACAATGATTGCCCACATTGGGTTTAGCCGAGCTTTCATCAATTGATTCAATTAGATTATAATCTTTTGTTAAAAAATCAATAGCATCTTGCATTTGAGCTTCAGTATAATTTGTGCAAACTAATTTTTTATTTTCAAGGTAATATAAACAACAAAAAACTTTGCTAGGATCTAGTTTGAATTCTTTGCACACATAATAAGCATATGTTCTTAGTTGTAAATCTTGCTTAATTGTGTTGTTGTCTTTCTGGTAGAAACCAGCTTTTGTTGTTTTATAATCAAGTATCATTGTTTTATCTTCATTGAATACTATTCTATCGACATATCCAAGAAGAAGCTTTTCATTAGGTGGCAATAAGTCTAACTTTATTTCTTGCTCAAGCAAACCTTCAAATCCAATCTTTGACGTAATCTTTTCAATATTGTCTAAGTGAACTGGTAGTTTTCTTTTATACTCTTGATTTAACTTTAAATTTTTAAATTCCTCATTAATGTTTCCACTAAGCAATCCAGAAGCAATTTCATGAATATTTTTTATGCCTTTTTCTTTTACATAAATCTCTGCTGCTTTATGCACAAGCTTTCCATAAGCAAAATATGGAGGTTCTGGTTTATTTGATATCACTTCCAAATGATATTTATAACGATATTTTACTTGGCATTCATGCCAAACACCTGACCGAGAAATTGAAATATGTTTGATTTTCAATGAACACCTTGACTTAAAAGCTCACTTAACTAATATAGCATAAAAGGTTTAAATCCATGATTGATCACGAAATTTTTATTAAATGGGCTAACCAAAAAATAGGTCAGCCTGTTATCAACGGTGATCAGATAAGATTTAACTCCCCTTTTTGTGAAGATACAAAACATCATCTTTATTGCAATATAAAAAAATTTTGGAAAGGTCTCTACAACTGTTTTAAAAGTAATAACAAAGGAACTGTGCTAGCATTAGTAATGAAAATAGATAATTGCAGTTACGAGGATGCATTACAAACACTTGGTATTAAACAAAATAAATTTTTTGAAAAATTTGAACTGGAAGATCATAGTATTGATGTTAACTCATTGATCAAAGAAGAATTCAAAGTAATACAAAAGCCTAATGGCGTTGTTCCATTGAACGAAGCTCCACCTTGGCTTTACAAAAAAGCAAAAGATTACTTATTATCAAGAAAAATTGATTTAAATGCTTTCTATGTTGGCATTGAAGGAAGAATGAAAAACAGATTGGTAATTCCTTATTACGACAGAAATAACAATTGGATTTATTACAATGGCAGAGCTTTGTTTGAAAGCAATTTAAGATATTTGGGTCCATTAAAAGATGAAAACGATGTTGGGAAAGCTGATGTAATGTTTTTCCCAACATGGTTTCAGAAGAATCAAAAAATTTACATATGTGAAGGGGAATTCGACTGTATGTCAATTCAAGAGCAAGATTTAATTTCATGCGCTGTAGGAGGAAAGCAAATATCAACAAAACATGCATCCGTTGTTGCCAACAAACAAGTTTGTCTTGCCTTTGATAATGATTCAGCAGGACAAATGGCTATTGAAAATTCAGCAAAACTATTAAAGTCATTTGGATGTGAAGTTTCATCTGTTCATCCACCATTAGACATAAAGGATTGGAATGAATTTCTTGTTAGATTTGACAAAAACATGTTGTCTCAGTATATTAGATTAGCTGAAAAACAAATGGATGGTTAACATGGATAATAGAACTACAGTTACAAAATTACAACAACATTTTATTGGAAAGCCTTGCAGTTTTTTCACTTCTGTTCACCAAAGGAACATGCAAGAGGATAAACAGCTTATTTATTTTGTTGGATTTCCTACAGAAATAAATGAAGATGGAATTTTCTACAAATCTTATCAAGGAGAAAAAATGAATTTTATAAATATTTCTCACTTGGTGGCTATTTGTGAAGAAGAAGTTGTAGTTTCAAAAAAGCAAAAACCACCTGAAAATCTTAACGATCTAGAAAAAATGATGTCTAAATAATCTTTTTCAAAGACATTAGTTTACTGTCAAAACTGTGGAAATCACTTCCGCTATATTGAATCATTATTTCTCTAAATTGAATTTCTTCTTCTCTCGATATCTCGAAATAAAAATATCTGTTCTTTTTACCAAGAAGCTTGAATTTATGCATCAAAAGATAAGCAGCACAACCTAAATCATTGATAAAAAACTCACTATCTAAATTAAAATTATATTCTTCAAGTTTCTTTAAACTCATAATACATGAATCAAAATGATGAAACTCACTAGAAAGATAACTGATCTTGAGATCTTCAAACTTTTTACTGTTTATAGGTTCTATCGAAAATATAAAATTCTTTTCTTTCTTGTCATGCAGTTTGAAGTCATGCATGACAAGATAAGCAGCAATTCCAATGTCTCTAATTTCTTTGTTCATTTAATTTGAATTCTCCGCAGCAATTAGGCAACCTTTAGCAATTGTATAAGTTGCATTATCTGCTCTTGTAATTTCTCCAAGCTCAATATTCAAACCAGCACTCTTCATCGCATCTCTAAATATGATGTCAAACCCAGCGATACATGATGTCCCACCAGCGACAACAACGTCAACTGCCCCAGCAGACCTAACATTTGTTTTTGCGCTTGCAAGCCCGTTTTTGATGCCTTGGACGGTCTTTTCAATCATGATCCTATATTGGGTGCCAATTGCCCTTTCAATCATGTTCTTAGGCTCTTTAGACAAATCTACACTAAGCTTTTCTTTATTGATAACTGTAGTACTCTCACCAGTTGCTTTAGCCGATTGTTTGTCAATCCAATCACCTGAATTCACAATAGCAAACTGAAACACTGGATTGCCATACATTGCGTAACAAACATTTACCATTCCGCCGCCGCAAGATATTCCAATCCCTGTATAAGCCTTTTTCTCCATTTCAGCATAAATGATTGCTAATGCTTCATTAATTGGATGAGGATTCAATTTATATCCATTTTCGCTTCTGTAACTCTTGAATATACTATGAAGGATTTTCTGATGGTAATCTGCATCAGTTTCTGTGTTAACTGCATTTGCTGGAACACAATAATAAAGCTTTTGTTCATCCTTATCAATTTCGCCAATCAAAGAATGAATCATAATCTGAAGGATTTCAAATGCGCTCTTTTCTTTTGGATTAACGCATCCTTCTGACATTGGACGCTTTAATTCCAGAGAAGCTAACGTATAAGCCATGTTTACAGCAGAATCACCAAGGATATAACCCATGTTGTCCTTTTCAATCAAAGGAACACCAGAGTTTTTCATCATATTAAATAAAAACCGATTTTCTAAAGGGATTTCTACAAATGCATTAATTCCTTTATTAAATTCAATTTCCTTCTTATTTCTTTTGGCACAAATCAAAGAAAACGTACCGACATCAAATCCAAGACTCATTTTATTGCTCCTTACTTCCAAATTTTATTTTTGGGACACTAACGAAATCGGGTATTTCCCATAAAGATGGTTCTTCTTTTTTCTTTTCTTCTAATTTACTTTCAACCTTGTTTTCAGGTATAACATTAGGTATAACATTATTTTGAGTTAAATTAATATTAATATCTAGTTTTATGTTTAATAAAACTTCACCATTTACGGTTTTGACGCTGACTTCTGTTGGTTTTAATAACTGTGCCACAAGTTAATATAGTTTATACGCAAAATTTATTGAGAAACTCAATTGTCTTTGATTCTACTATTTCATCAGGTAATTCTCTAAAACATTTCATCGTATGATTGATTACAGGATAAGGACACCTGCCAATATCGTTGCAAGGTCCACATTCCCATTTAGGATCATTTTCTTTTGTTTTTTGGACAACAGTTAGATTTTTATAATGCTTTCCTACAATGTTACCATTCGTATAATTAAAAAATCCAAGAATTTTTTTATCATATCCACCAGCACAATGTAAATGACCAGTATCTGTTGTTATTACTAGATCAGAAAAATACACATAACTCATTGCTTCTGTTAAATTTTTTCCTTTTATACAAGATAAACTCAAAGTATTTAAGACGGGAACATTATGTAAATAAAAACAAAACGCATCTGTTTTACTTAATAAATTTTCAATTATTCTTATATGTTCTGTAATAATATGTCTTGCCGGTACTGCGCTAAATGGTGTAAAAGCAATTATTTTTTGTCCATCCTTATAGCCAAGTTTTTTAAATTGTTCCATAACATATTCTTTATTTTCATCCATTTTTGGCAAATGCATATTATGGTTCTTTAGTTCTAAACCAAATGAATTTGCCCATATATCGCTTCTGTTTTTGCTGCAATCTTTTTTTTCAGCAGTCTCGTATGATAGACACTTATGTGTAATGTTAAATGTTTCTCTATATTCATTGTGATCTATTTTTTCGTGACTAATAACTTCATCAATATATGGATGATCTTTTGCTGCTGGAAAAAATGTTTCAGGAATTGCATAAGTTACATGAAAATGAGGATATTTTTTTTTGATATCTTCAAATATCATTCGTGACACTAATATATCACCATATCCACCACATGTTCTAAAAACACAAATTTTATTTTTTATTTTGTTGTAATGACTTAAATTAATTGGTTTTTCTTTGCGTATTTTTATAATTCTTCCCATGAAATAGAGGAGGGTGGTTGCAATCGAAATTACAACCACCCCAATTTCATTTTTTAAGAATTAAGTTAGCTGTTGCATTGAGAAACAACAGAATAAAGAGCTTCAATGTTGAATGTGCCAAATACGCCTGTTGCACCAGACATCTGAGGCTGAATAGCAACCCTATTTATTGCTACATCGCCACCGTTGAACACTTGGGTGCTACCAGCTTCAAGGACAAAGATAGCGCCAGAATTACCATTAAGTTGAACAATTGCATTGTTACCAGAAGCAAGAGCGCCAGCATTGGTAAGCTGCATAAAGGAAGCAAAACTGCCAGTGGTGCCAGCAATGTCAATAATGTTGCCAGAAGAAACAAGAGTCTTACCAGAAGTAAGGGTGATGTTTGTTACTGCTGGATAGGTATTTTCGCTAGCAATGTCGCTGTAAACGCTACCATCATCAGTTAAAACTTCGATGAAAGCATCATCAGAAGATACAGCTGGAACTGCAAAACGCTTCCAGTAGTTGCAATCGGTGAAGGTTGTACCGTCAGCGATTTCACGAATTTTACCATTTGGTCCAGCAACATACATGGTGCGCTGAACAGAAGTGGTGAATTCAAGACCAGTAGCTGGATTGATATCCAAAGTCCCTTGTGGTCCCTGATTTAATTTTACTTTAAATACACTCATTATTAAACTCCTTCGTATGAAGATTTTTCTAATCTATATATATTCACAACTCTAATTTTTTATGTCTGGGAAACATTTTTAAAAATAAATCTACATAGTTTCCATTATTAGATATTACACATGTTGATATTTTTCTAAAAGCAGATTGAAAAATTTGACAACATTCTGGTCCAATAACACTTCCAATGTCATCAAAGTTTTTAGGATTCATAATTAAATTATTACCAAATATTTTTTTAATTTTTTCTAAGTCGTTGTTATTTAAGGATTTATGGTGATCATGAGATTGTGTGTAAACTGCTATTTTGTTTCCTAAAGAATTTGGATAATCATTATTAACGCATAATTCAATATTATTTTTTTTACAAAAATCTTCAATGGGGTTGCCACTTTGGTTTGCTTGAATTTTTTCAATACAACCAAATTTGTTTTTATTTTCAGAGAAAAAATTTATATCAATAAAATTATCAGGTAGTTCAAGAGTTTCAATTATTTCTCTTGTGGTAATGAAGTATAGATTGATTTCATTGTATTTTTCTTTAATATTTTTTATAAGTAAATTAAACTGCATGCAAAATTCTGGATTGTTGTCATGTAGATAAATGCAATAATTGTTTGTAGATTTGGAGATATTATCAATGAATGACCCAATCAAAAGTGAACCTCCTCTTTCTGATCACGATAAAATTGTCGAATCATTTGAGAGTATAAATAAATTTTCAGAAAGTCTAGGACCATCTGACATTTATAAAGAAATTTTAATGGAAGAATTGTTAAAAATTTTTATGAAACACTAGTTGACATGGAAATTTTTTCATGTTATCAATAAGTTCGCTCACATGGGTGACTTATCACAAGGAAGGGACCAACAATGTCTATGTCGTATATTGGATTTGGTATTTTAGGTATTGCCACTTTGAGTCTTGGTGGATTAAACGCTTATCAACACACTTACTCCAAGAGGATTGAGTTCCTTATGGAATGTGAAAGAGAGCGTTCTCGAATTAATGATGATCAGATGCGTGACAATCTTGTCAAGATGATTACTGACATGCGTGAACAGAATATTGAAATTGCTAGAGGTCAAGGACGATTGGATGGAATTGTAAGTGCAATTAATAACATTAAGATGTCTGATGAAAACGAATATAGCCGTATTTGGCATGATGGTTATTATCGTGGAACATCTCAGATTGAGCAACAAAGCGAATCAGCTTTTGAAGCTGGTTATCACAAGGCTACTGAGGATGGTCATTGTTCAGCAAAACCTGAAAATAAAGTCAAAGAAGCATCTGGTGCTTTTATAAAGGGACCAAATAAAGAAGATATTATTAAACTTGAACCTAAGAAAGACAAACTGACAACTGAAAAATAATTTTAAAAGAAGCTAGGGCATTTTTGCTAATGCCCTAGCTTTCTACTACATCGTTTATATTAATATAAAATTTATTCTTACCACATTTAATTAAAGTTTGGTTTTCTATAATTTGTTCTATGACACCACCATTTTTAATAAAATTTTTGCCAACTTTAATTAAATTGCCGTCAAGAACATCTGCAACTTCACAAAAATGTTTTAAAGATAAATTTGTTGTAACAGTACAACCTACCATTTTATTATTTTCATTTAATTCATTTTGTGCTTTTAACCATTTTTTGAAATCGTAAATAATTTTATTGGTGTTCATAGAATTTTCTTATCATGTTAGGCTCAATGTAGTTAGCAAACTTCAATGCATTTTTTATACCTGTAAAGCAAATATTTGCATTTGTCTTTCCTAATTTGTACCAAAATATATTTCCCTCAATTACATTCATCGAAATTTTTTGTTGAGGATAGCAAAATAATTCAGTATCTTCTATTTTTTCAGTTGCTGGTCTTTGCTTTTCATAAGCATTAATTGGATAGGCAATACACAATTTTTCACAATTCATTTTAAAAGCTATGTTAATTGACGCTGCTATTGAACTTCTACACTCATCAATATGGACAGGATTACTGTGACTAACTGGACTTTCATACTTCTCGTCTGGCGTAGGATAGTATTTTATTATTGTATTAGCATATCTTTTCACAAAATTGTTGTTTGTTCTTGAACTAGCAATCAAAATTGGGAAAATTCTTTCTGGTAAATAAACAAGAGCATCGTCAAACGGGTTTGTTATAACCATATAATCTGGTAAACGCTTTGCATTCCAAAATCTACATGCACCATAATTAGTAATAATTTTCACGTCTGAAGGCAATTGATCTATCCATTGTGATGAATCCTTAAATCCATAACCATCTGATATAATTAATATTTTTTTACACGTCTTTATCTCACTTGTAAAATCAAATGTTTCTACTTCGTGATTCTTCGTTTCATTAATCAGCAATAGTTGTATTTCTGATTCAGAATAAAAATTGTTAATATCAACTGGTTTTACGTTGCTCTTAGCAAAATTTCTAATCCATATTTTGTCATCTGTTAAAAAATATTCATTTTTATTTTTGTGAATTTTAATAGTTACATTTTTATCTCTATTCTCAGACAAATTTACTTTAAATGTTTTGTAAAATTCCATAGTTTAACTTCTGTCCTTAAATTGAGTTGATTCTTTTTCATCTTCGTCAACGTCTTTAAACAAAGTCTTAGCTTTCAAAATATTAATTAAATTTACAGCATTATTGTCAATGGATTTTACGTCTTGCTCTTTTTCTTGAATATCGATTTTATCAATTTTGATTTCTTCAACTACGACATCATTGCTTAAAATTTTTATTTCCTTAAATTCTGGCATAACTGGAGTGACAACATACTGATTTTTAGTTTGTGGTGTTACAGCCATAAATTGAATTTCTGGTATATTAATAGATTCTGAGTTTGGAGGTTTTTGCGCAGAAGGAACACTTCTTGTAATACTTAGTTGACCTAATTCGTTTACAAAAGTATTGATCTCTTTTGTTGTGTTTGTGTTAATATATTCTGAAAGCTTTTGAACATATTCTTGATTGTATGTGTTAATTGAAACTTCAATTTCTCTAAGCTTAGTTCTGTCCTTCAATAAATATGCATTTTCTTTATTAGAAAACTTAGAACATTCACTTAATGTACTAAAAATTCCTAAGTTTTCAAAATAAATACTTGCATCGTCAGCACTTAAATTTAAACATTCACATTTGTTATTTGTTAGAACAGGATCTTTGATTGCATAGTAAATATTGTCTTCAGCGTAATTATTAACACTAAAATTGAAAGCGGTTGGCGTGACTGGTGTGCAGGAGCAATTTTGATTTGGAGCTGGAGCTATGGGTGTTCCACAAGGTGCCCCTATATAAGGGCATGAACACTCGCCATTACAAAGTCCAGTTGGATTACCGTCAGGATGACATGCAATATTTTGAGCTACATCTATTTCCCAAATGTAACCAGTTGGATCGCCACCACCAACGGGAACACCGGGAACACATTTAACTGTCACTACACAGTTATCACAATTTCCTATATTAGGTGTTACATTAGGTGTTACATTAGGTGTTACGGAGGGTGTTACTTGAGCAGAGCAACTAGTAACAATATCTGGAGTCACATTTGGAGTACAAGGGCTAGTTGGTGTTTCCCCGCAAGCACAACCAACATCACCACCACAATCATTAAGACCTCTTTCTGTCCATGTGTTCACTGCGCTACAACGGTAATAGCAATTTCCAGTACAAACAGCACATCCCGGTTCAGATAAAGGCGTACAAGGCTCAAATACATAAAAGTCTTGAAGACTTTTTGGTGGAGTAGGATCGTCCAAACCAGCACATACTTCTTCGCAATTTCCACAACATTGACAGAATGAATCTGCGGCTCCAGATACATTTCTACAAACACCATCTGATGTCCAAAATGCTGCCTCAGCATTCCAGTCGCATGTGCATTTACAAGCTTTATTTGGCGAAATTTCTGCACATGCGTTTGTATCTCCATTAGTTTGACACGTTGTATATCTTTTTATATCCTCAAAACTTGTTGGAGGTTCCGAACTTACTTCTTCACAATAACAATCTACACTGTCTTGACAATCAGTGGTTAAAAGCCAAGTATCATCTTCAATGCTCCATGTATAGATACAAGAAGTTGAACAATTTGTTGGGTTTGTATAACAATGACTTGTTCCTGATTGACCGGGGTCTGTTCCGGGTGTAATAGGAGGCTCACAGCTGCAATCTCCGTTGCCGCAATTCAATGTTGGCTCTCCCCAGCTTGTTCCATCCCATTGCCATGCGCAATCCACATTGCAATATGAACGACATGGTAAATACATTAAATCATCTAAAATGCCTCCTGTCATAGGAGGAACAGGACATTCACAATTATCGGAACATGGTTCTTCTGAATTATTAGATCTATTTCTACAAGTGTCTGTCACAGCCCAAGTATCATCACTTAAATATGTATATTCACATGTACAATTGCTACAATCTTCTGGGGCAGGTGGTGAATATGACGGACTTGGTGTAACAGGAGTAGGAGGTACAGCAGGACCAGAGCTAGGAGTATTTGGGGTTAAAGCTGGATCTATAGGTGTTGAAGGAACAGAACTAGGACTTACAGCAGGTGAAGCTGGATTTATAGGGCTTGAAGGACCAGAACTAGGACTTACACTAGGACTTACACTAGGACTTACACTAGGACTTACACTAGGACTAGAACTAGGTGTAGGGCTAGGGCTAGGTGTAAAGCAAATATTATTTGCAATACATACATTTAAACTTGCATTTCCAATAACACCAACTTTTTGGCAAGTAGAATATCCTGCATCGTTATTAAACTTTTGAACATATAAAGTGTATGTTCCACCCGGAGCAGAATTAGAAAATGCTGATAAACTTGTATTGTAAGGACCAGCTGGAGCAGGTGCTGAAAAATTGACATTTTGTAAACCATTTGAGGAACAATGATAAGTGCCACCATTTAATGGTGTTGGGGTAGAAACTGGAGTTATATAATTACCACTAGTGTCATCAAATGTTAAATTTATAAAATTTGCAACTGTGTAACTATTTGTTCCTAAAGCAAATAGTAATACAGCTGTGCCGCTCGGACCCACTAAAAGCATTCTGACATCACCAATTTTGCTATCTGCTTTCAAGGATCTAAATTCTTGTATTGTTATTCTAACACTATTAACTGTCGGGGTTCCAGCACAAGATGTACCAGAATTTCCAAAAACTGCTGGATAAGGGTTTGCTGTACATAAAGATCTTATGTCAATTTGTCCTGTCTCAACATTAAAGCAATCATTGAAATTAAGTGTTCCAGTAACAGGGCTTAATGAAATAACGCTAGGGATATTATCAACAACTATTATGCTTGGTATGTCGATAACAACAACAAGACTTGGTATTGGTCCGACAGATATCAAAGATGGTATGCTTATATTGCCACCAAATGTAATAACAGAAGGGAAATCTCCAAATCTAGGAATAATGATTGGTGGTGGTGTAAATTCAAAAGGAACAATAGATGGCACTGGAATATTCAAGTCTGGAAATACAGGGATTACTGGGATTGGTGTAGAAGTAGCAATAGGTGCTGGAACTGGGATAAGGCTATTTGATTCTTTTGGTCTTGGAGTAGCTCTTTCAACACCAGAGACTACTTTACTGCAACCTTGGCTATTAACAGTTAAAACTGGGTCTACAACAAAGTTAGCAGGATAAACGTGTGTTCCGGTTAATGCATTTGTTTCTATTGCCCCATCCCCGAAATCTAATTGAAAATCTGTAATATTACCATTGATATTAATAACATATGATATTGTTGTTCCTGTAACAGGACTTTGACTTGAGATTAAATAATAAAAAACAACATCTGGACAATTAGAGTCATCTGTAATTTGATCTAAAGCGTTTAAATTTCTGATTCTCCAATCGAGTGTTGTTTGGTCTGGATTTTCAGAATAACCAATAAAGTTTTCCGTATTAACAATTGATCTTGCTAATTGATTGTGATGTTCAGCCATCACAAATCCACGAATATCTGTTCCAGCTGGATTGAATTTAGATTTAACTCCTCCAATACTACGCAAACAGTTAAACAAAGCATTAACTTTGCCAGTATATTGTTCTACACCTACGTTCTCGTAATAAAGAACTTCTCCAGAAATAGTGGCATATCCATTGTCTGCCCATATTTCTGGTTTATCGGCATCAACTGGTTTGATATATAATGTTGTATCAAACTGTTCAGCAGATATTATTAGAACACTTTCTGTAGTGTTGTAAACCCTAAAAAGTGTTCGATCTGTATCGTACTTTTTGGGATATTGTGACGTTGGAGGTAAATTTTGACTCAACTTAGCACCTTTTGATTCCTATAATTAAAATATATTGCAATTCCATTGAGAATTATCAACTCTTTCTGGTAATTTGTTAAATGTCAGCGTAATATCGTCAAATTTCACAAAAGAATTATTTGAGTAATCAAAACTTAAATAAACAGCGTGATCATTATCAGAACATGCTACTAAAGTATTATTAACATTATTATAATCAGATTTTGTAGTATCTTGAAATTCTCTAAACGCTAAAGAATTCAAACCGGGACCACCAACTGACCAAATTGATGTATTTGGATTATATGCTGACACGCTACCAGTATTATTGAAGAAATATAACCCAGATACTAGATTAGTCAATTGACCTTCTGTCTTTTGTCCACCAACAATATCTGTTAATTTTTCAAAGTAATAAATAAAGTCAGCTCCATTTTCCTTTGTCCTGTAAAAACTTTGTAATTGGAAAAATTCACCCACACCGCTATTCCTAAGTATGTAACCATTTCTTCCATTAATTGCAGTTCTATACACTGAGAAATAACCGTACAAGCTTACGTTGTCATCAAATTGTGAAGGATTTTGCCGAAGTTCTGTTGACCCACCCAAATATTGATCGGCTACTGTTGAGATTGCAGAATAAACATTAGTTGTAAAATTATGTTCTGTAATTTGTTGATTAGTAAGAGATAATCCAGAAGTTTGACTTAAAGGATTTCCTAACAAGAAATATTGACGGTTTTCAAAAGCATAAGCAATCCAGTTCCATGGTCTGTAATTAGTATTATAGTTGTTGTAAGTTTCATTGAAAGCATTAAAGTTTATGGAAATAATTTCTTCAAGAGATGAAGCTTGTGTTGATTCTCTGCCGCTTGCATAGCTAATTGTTAAATTACCACCAATACCACTTGAATAATAACCATTTATTGTTGAGAAATTATTTCTTGAAAATTCTCTAATAGCTTGGTTTTCATTTTCTGTGCCAATTAAGAAATCATTGTTTATAGTAACTTCTTTACCTGTTATTTGTGTTTTTTTGAACACTTCGCTTAACAACCCCATTTCGTTAGCATAAATGTAATTTGTATTATCTGCATATGCAAAAAGATAATAGTTTTTACTTTCAACAACATTGATATAGTTTACTTTCTGAGTAATCCTATAAGATCCGTTAGAAGTTATACATTTTAAAGCAATTCCATAAATTCCACCAATCCCATAATTAACATTTGTGCTATCCATATTTGGATGAGATAAAGAATCACTTAATATCCATTCGTAAGTAGTAATTGGATCTATTGCATATTGACCATTACTTGTGACAGTAAAATACAAATTCATATTATTTGAAGTTTTAACTTGATTGTTAATCTCTATTTGGTATGCATTAAGTTCAGGCTCCAATACGGCAAAATCAGGAGCAATATATCTTGCATTGATATAACTTGGTAAAGAAGAAGTATTAGATCCAAATCGATTTGCAACTGTTAATTTTACATCATAAACACCGGGATTTTGATAAGTGTGTGAAACATCTGCCGTAGAATTGACTAAAGAATAACTAATGACTTTTGTTGAACCATCACCAAAATCCCAAGTGTAAGTTATATCATTATTTTGCAACTCTTTTCCTGTGTTAAAACTCAAATCTGTGAAATTAACAGCAAATGGAACAATTCCAATTGTAGAATTAGCTGTAAACCATGGTTTAGGATTGTAAGCAATTGTTCTTAAGTAATTTATTCTTTGTTCCATTGTTCCAAATAACGGCTTTGCTGTTGTTTGTCCGACAATTCCAGAGAACCCTTGAATTAATTTCAAAGCATCTTTGATAACATTGTGATGTTGAGCAACAACATTCATAGTAACATTTGTTACATTTTTCGGTTTATCAGAGTCTACAAAACCCTCAATCAATTTGATATCATCAAATGTGGTGTCACTTTTAGATGTATAATAAAATGAAATTGCTCTGAACTCTGGATCACTGCAATTTTCTGTCAAAGTTATAATACCAGAATCTGGGAACAAAGACATAACAGATGGATTATTTTCTACAATTACACTTGTATCACCTATCATGTAATCTTGAGCCAAAGAAAGTCTTAAACTGTCTTTTACACCATAGAGATTTGCGTCTGTATCCAATAAAGATGGATAATTCAATCTTGGAAGCACTAAACTTGTTGAAGGAGGTGTTGGTGCAATTGGAACAACTGGAGGTATTGGCGTTACAGGCGCAATTGGTGATGGTATAATTGGAGTTACAGGAGCAACTGGTGCTGGAACTGGTGTAGGAGTTGGCGTAGGAGTTGGTGTGGGAGTCGGTGTCGGTGTAGGAGTTGGTGTAGGAAAACAATTTGTTATTAATGCTGCTTGACATTCTTCTTCTGTTGCGTAAACACCAATTTCTGTGTATTGATTTTGAGCAAAAGGTCCAGAACCAGTGTAATAATATTCAATGTAATAGTCATCACCATAAACACAGATGCAATCACCAGCATCGATTCCTTTTAAAATGTCAAAACTGCTGAAATTTGCTCGTAATAAATGATATCCGCAATTTGTGATATATGTTGAGCATGTTTCGCATACTAATAACGCAGCATCACATTCTTCCTTTGTCTGATACACTCCTGTTTCAGTAAATTGATTTTGAGCAAAAGGTCCAGAACCAGTGTAATAATATTCTACATAATGGTCATCACCATAAACACACAAACATTGCCCTATAAATAATTCTGGAGCAGCAATTGGATTATCGACATTTACTTTCAATAAGTGATAACCACAATTTTCCAAAAAATATTCGCATTGTACTGATGGTGCTACAGGTGTTATTTCACATTCATTTTTTGCAAAATTGCAATCTTCAAGGCTGTTGTAAATGCCATATACTTCAAACTGATTTTGTGCATATTCACCTGAACCAGTATAAAAATAATTTATATAAAATTCATCGCCATAGACACATATGCAATCGTTTTTCAATAATGATGTATTGGCAATAGGATAATCTACTTTTGCTTTCAATAAATAATAACCACAGTTTTTTATTAACACTGTGCATGGCGATCCCGGATCTGCACATCTAACAGTTTGTATTAATACGCCATTTGGAATACAAGTGCTTACTATCAATTCGCCTAATGGCGTAAATATTTGTATCCATGCAATTCCTATGTGACAACCACCATCTATAGCGCATGCTAATTCAAAAGTAAAATGTCCGTTTTGATCTGCAACTATGTTATTCGGGAGCACAAACTGTGTTTGTCTATCACCACCTGTAGCACCATTATTAAGATCAACAGTTCCAATTTCCACATCATTTACAAGAAATTTAAATATTGCCCTATCGCAATAATGTCCACCCGGACATGGTCCTTCACTATCACTGTATCTTATCAATGCTGTATATCCAGACAAATCTATATCTGTTATACACAAAGGTAATGTGGGTGGTGGTAGTGGTTCACATGTAATAAACGCCGCTGTGTCATTTCCAGTAAGAGTTACATAAGTTCCATTGCCATATGCAACACTGTACCAGTCTTGCGATGATGGAAGAGGCAATTCTTCCCATTCTTCACCATCTGTTGAAAAGAATGATGTTGCTCCTATTTCAGTCCCATAAGCATCTTTTCTTCCTTGAATTACCATGAACCCTTCAAGAACACCACCTGCACCATAGGTAACACTGCCTAAATTGGAAACTCCGGGCTTTATTGCTGGCAATTCTCCAGTCCAATTTCGTCCATCTATTGATCTTGCTGTACGACCATCTCCAATTGCTAGAAAAAATGAATTTCCATAAGCTAAAGTATTCCAACCAGAAACTATGGGGTCAGTGATTGTCCCCCACGGCATAGTATTTTCGTCCCAAGTAACTCCATCATATGTTGATATTGATCTGCGTTTTATTCCAGTATATGTTATCGCTACTGTTATGTTACTTAAATTAATGTCTCCACTTGCGCATAAAGCTCCTCTGACATCTCCTTTGTTTGAAACTAAATTCCAAGTTAAACCAAGATCTGTTGAAGAAATAACTTTTTCATTTATAGATTCTGCTATTGTAAAAGTCCCACCATTAAAAGTAGAATAAACAATTCTATTTGGTTTAAAATTACTATCTACAATGTTCTGTGGAGCTGTCCAGCTAGTTCCATTAGTTGAAGTCGATATTTTAGGTATATTTCCTGAAGTGCCATCTCCAAGACATACTGCTATAAAAGTATTGCTGCCATATGCTATATCAATCCATTTTGCACTTATTGGCAAATTAAATGAAATCCAAGTCACACCATCACTGCTATATGCTCCTTTGTTGCCTTCTCCAATCGCATAAAAAGCATTTTTATCTTCTACAAATATAACTCTGTTCCAATGCTGAGAAACAGGTAGTTTTGTTGGAACCCAAATAAGATTGCAACCGGGTTGTGGCGGCGGTGGTGGTGTAGGACTAGGTGATGGACTAGGACTAGGTGATGGACTAGGACTAGGTGATGGACTAGGACTAGGTGATGGACTAGGACTAGGTGATGGACTAGGACTAGGTGATGGACTAGGACTAGGTGATGGACTAGGACTAGGTGATGGACT